GACTGATAGATTCCACCATTCCAGTCATAGTTATTGCCTTCAGCACGCTTTACGACCAGACCTGTAGTATAGCTACCACTTGCTACATGGAAGTTATTGAATGTCAAACCAATGTCATGATCTGCTGACCATTCAAACTTGATGTAGAATGTGTTCCTCTGGTTATTATTATTCTTAGCTGTTAAAGTTGCAGTGTTATGAGATGAACCGTTATTCGTCAAGACCAATGGCGATGCGGAAACATTATTGCAGTCAAGATATTGGAATCTATAGCTTGACCAGCTCTGCCATGCACTTCCGTTCCATACATAGAGGTTGACGTATTGGTTGCCGTTGGTATTATTTGCAGCAAATAGATCATACTGACCCCAGTAAGTAGTCGTTGAAGTTATTTCATAGAACTTACTACGGTATGTTCTCGTTGCTGCCTTCAATACTGCTGACACAGTAACGTTATGAGAAGGCATCGTGAATGTGTTTCCTGAGATCTGAACACCATCAACGGTGAAGTAGTTAAGTTCCCAGTCTGCTGTGGTAGAGATTGAGATAGTTACAGTTGAACCATAGACTGCCGAAGAAGGAACTGTGATAGTACCTCCAGAAGGATTAGTCTTTGATATACTGTATGTTCTTGCATAGAACTCAGCAGAAACAGAAACTTCATCATAAGGCATCGTAAATGTATTGCCTGTGATAGGCTGACCATTCACGATGTAATGGTCAAATGCATAACCGTCATTGGGAGTATTTGAAAGTGTGACTGTAGAACCGCCTACTCCCTGCGCAGGTGCTATTACGGTACCATTGCTTGGCTGAATGACGTTAATGTTGAAACGTCTTTGCTCATATATCCAACGCAACGGACCGTCATTAATGATGTAACCTTCAAACTTTAACATACTTTATCCTGCTATGCATTTGCTTTGCGATTGATGCCAATGATCTTTAGTGGTACTACATTGCTATTCCAAGAGCTAGTTTGCGTATCACTAAATAAACCATGAATCGTACCAGTCCATGAATAAGATGTACCATTAGAAGTATCCCAACGTGTCATTGATTTCTGATACCTACCATTATCAATGATAAACACTGCGCCTACTACTATTGAAGATGTATTAGATGTAGCAAATACTTCATCTACATAGCCACGTTCATAAGATCTCCAATATATTCTTACACGTTCAAAGTTTGCGAAATTCTCTGATACAGTAATAGTATCAGTAGAAGCAGTAAGTTCTCCTTCCCACAGCACCGTCTCATCTGCACGGACTACCACTTGGTTATTCTGTGTATCAGCTTCAACGACTACTCCAGACGCACCAACCATTGGCACAGAAGTAACCGGACCACGAATTGCTCTAAGATTATTAACTAATGTTGGCATGATTTCTCCTTATGCTTTGCGGTTGATGCCGACTATTTCTTCAATAGCTATTCTGTTACTAGTAGATGAAGCTGGTTCAGTGCCTGTCAATGTCCAGTAAAGAAACTTCTTATCAATTATAGTATAAGTAAGACCATTATTGGACGGCGAGTACCTCTGACCGATTATTTGCAGTGGACTACCATCGTTCTTTGAACAGAAATACAGAGTAGATATAGAGAAATTCTCTGATGTATTTCTAGGTGATGGTACTAAACAGTAAATCAACTGTCCATCATCACCCGGATAACCAACGCCTTTAATTCGTATCATCTCGAAGTTAGTTAATGGTTCACTTATAGTGAAAGAATTCTCAAGATTCTTTCCAGTGCCTGTCCACTTAAATAGCACAGTCTCATCTGCTCTTATCGTCTTATTGACAGGGTCAACCACGATGCCGGATACTCCTGTGTATTGCTCAACCGGTATACCAACCAATTGACCTTGGACACTTAATACTTCACTCATTATTCATTTCTCCTTCTTTAAATTCTGTTAACTCCTGTGATCTGAACGATGCCGACTGCTTCAGGATCTTCCTGACACATAATCTCTGCAGGATCCAAATATGCAAGCCAGTCTACTTCGCATCTTGCGGTCACAGTATTGCCTGATGCTTGAAGAACTGTTCCAACCCAATGTCTCCAATCATATACTCCTACGCCACCGTAAGTAGCGTATGAATGTTTCATGCCGTCAGGTCTCATGATTATTTCATATCTTGAGTTAGGCTGGTCCACAGGTGCTTCGCCATCTCCATTTCGGCCTTGCCACAGTTTAATACGTAGAAATTCAAAGTTGGTAACATTCTCAGTACATACAGCCGATGTTACGCCATAATCCTGTGGTGATGTAAAGATGACAGTTTCATCATTCTTAATCTTACGGTCTGTCTCATCTATGACTATTCCTTTACCGCCTTCATAATAAAGACCCTTAAGATTAACTACTTTATTTCCAACCGATACTAAAGACATTATGCTACCCTGTTGATGCCGGTTACACGACGTATGCCGTAATGCTGAGTGGAATCAGATTTGATGTCTGCAGCCCAATACTGATTAGGATTAGTCTGCCAGATCCAATCTATCAAGTTGGTAACCGAAAGACTCGTTCCATTTGCTCTTAATGTACCAAAGCATGTATGACGTTGAGTCTGTGAACCTTGGGTCTCTGCACCAGCATAAGAAGCAAATGCCCAATCACATCCATCAGGATAGACATCACATGTAGTAACATAGTCACCGTCAAACCAAACTTCAACTCTCATTCTTTGGAAATGTGCTGAAGTCTCAGAAAGAGTAACCGACTGATTATTTGCTGGAGTTGCATCATAGAATAATTCTGTCTCATCAATAGAGATAGTATGATTCGTATTATTGACTACGATGCCTGTTCCAGCTGTGTAAGGTGTTAGACCACCAGCGAATAACTGATATGACATATAATTTCTCCTTATTTCCAATCCGATGGAATCTGTGCTAGTTCTGCGGATCCTGATGTAGTATGTGTTCCGCACATATAGAATGTTTGGCTGTGTTCAGTAACAGAACCAAGTCCACTTAATTTATTATACATATCCAAGATGCCTGATTCAACATCCCATGCATACCAGAAAGCCGTTCCACAGGAAGTTAATGAATCTGTCAGATGGAAATTTGGTATTTGCTTTAATGACCTGCAATATCTACATATTGAAGAAATGTTCGCTGCATTAGAAAGATTAAAGTCAGGCATGTATTGAACGCTTTCGCATACATCAAATGCGCCAACAGCATACGTAACATTATGGAAGTCATATAAAGGAAATTCAGTAATAAGTCTACAGCCACCAAACATTAGACCGATATTCGTTACAGATGATGTATCAAATAATGATACAGATCTTAACTTGCTGCTGTTAGACACAGCCATCTCGCATAAAGAGAACATATTAGTTACGCCTTCTGAGTTGGCACCAAGAATACTAACTAGGTCATACTGGTTCTTTAATAGGTCAGACCATGAAGAGCTGTTCTTGGTAATGTCCCAGATGTTATTCTCTGCATCAACCAATGTCTGAGAATCGCCTACAGTAGGTGTGACGCCTCCTGCGTACTGGACACGGATAGTCTTAGGAGGTAGGTTAAGCGGATTATAGTTTATCTTGGGAGTAAGCCATGATCCGTTAACCTTAAGAATGTTGCTGTTAGATACGAGCATTGGATTTACCTCTTAATTATTAGCAATACGGTGGACGCCGACGACTTTCCAAGGACGCCAATATACTCCAGTCTTATACACGTTGGAAGTTCCAGCAACCATTTGCCATCCTTTATCACATGTAATAGTAGTACCGCTTGCGAATCCTGAAAGTTGAGATCCGCAAAGATAAGGATCAGCTTCGTTAGTACCTGCATAGAATAATGATACACCGGTAACTCTATTACGCGTTACTGAACCGAACTTCATATCATATTCAGTGCATTCATTTCCATCTGTCTTATTCATACCAGCTGCTTCATTCCAACGGCACCACGAAATACGGATTCTTTCAAAGTTAGATGCAGGTTCAGATAGCTGGAATGTAGTACCAAATGCAACGTCACCTGAAGCAAAGTTGGGATCATTGAATAGCACCGTCTCCGCGTCTTCATCAGTAGATATCCTCAATGTATTGCCATCAGGATTATCTATAACGATGCCAGGACCAGCAACGACATCAACAGGAGTCTCAAGCGAGATAATGTCATTCTCATTATCTACTGTTACTCCGCTTGCACCGGTATATGTCTTGCCGACGTCGCCTGTGATAGCGATGACGTGATTCTCATTATCAACGGATATACCACTTGCACCTGTATATTCTACTCCAACGTCTCCTGTGATGGAAATCTGATGTGTAGTATTATCAACTACGATAGGTGATACGCCTGTGTATTCTGCTCCGCCAGAACCACCTCCGGTTACAGCAAGAGTTACAGTAGAACCTTCAGTAGTCATAGAAAGACCGGTTCCGGCAACGAGTTCCATTTCCGTAGGCTTATTCTGAATGTACGCCTTAGAAGTAGAATCAGCTTCTGTCCAGTTGCTCTGTATTTGAGCAGGAGGAATTGCTGCTGATACAGATTGGATGTCGCCTGTGACTGCAGCAACTTCTGTCTGCAATGTAGCGATGTCTCCGGTTACTCCGCTTATGTCTGTTCCAGAAGCAGAGATAGTCAAGTCATTTCCATTAAGTTCAATACCAATGTTCTGACCGGCAATAAGATTTACCATGTCTGGCTTATTCTTAATGTAGTCAACTTCTGCGTCATCGGTCTGTGCCCAGTCAGACTGAACTTGAGGATCCGGCATTGCTCCAGATACACTCTGAATTTCCGACTCAAGAGTGCCTGTGACAGTTGATACTTCTGTCTGTGTTGCATACTGAGTAAGGTCAGGTTTATTCTGGATGTATGCCTTGCTATCAGGATCTGATTCATCCCAGTCTGCTTGAACCTGTGCATCAGGAACAGCACCAGACACAGCCATGATTTCTTCATGAAGGTCGCCTGAGACTGCAGCAACGCCTGAGACTGTTGCATAGTTGGAAAGGTCACCACCTGCCGCTGAGATAGTCAAGTTCGTTCCAGAACGAGTCAATGTAACGTTCTCGCCTGCTACCAAAGTTACTTCTTCAGGTTTATTCTTAATGTATGCAAGGTCAGATGAATCGTTCTCGGTCCAATCAGACTGAACTTGAGCATCAGCAGAAACAGACTGAATGTCACCTGTGATGTTAATGATTTCCTGATTGATGACAGAAGTTACATTCTGAATGTCTCCTGTCACTTCGCTGTGTGTTGCATAGATGCTAAGATCTGGCTTATTCTGAATGTATGCCTTAGACTCTGGGTCTGTCTCATTCCAGTCGCTTTGGATCTGAGCGTCAGGCAATGCAGCGGAAACTGCTTGAATGTCGGTATTCAACTGCTCGATGTCACCGGTTACGCCATTGACGATATTCGTAATCTCTGTAACATCTCCGGTTACATTATTCACGACATTCGTAATTTCGGTAATGTCTCCAGTAACATTATTCACTACTTCGGAAACGTCATTGATGTCGCCTGTAACTCCAGAGACGATGTTATAGATGTCTCCTGTTACATTCGTAATAGTGTCACCAAAGTAATTGACTGTTACATACTGGTCCATTCCAGATACTGGCTGCATGCCGGTTACGGAGATGACTGCCTCTTCATCAATAGAGATACCTGGACCTGGCTTAAGCATCATAGCACCGCCTCCACCTTGAACGGCAGAGTTGAGCTTTACGATCTGCAATGTCTGAATGTATGCATCATTCCAGTTGACGCTTGGCCCAGGAGCAAAGTAAAGAATGTTGCTGCAGTCAACAGGTGATGTCTCACCTTCGTCCAATACTTTACGAATGAATGTCAACTTAAGGCAGTGACGGTCTCCAGTAGTCAAAGGTCCGGTTTCATCTAGCTGCCATGCAACGTCTTCATTTGCATTACCGTTGCCTGTATAGACGAGTGTCTCATCGAGTCTATTTACTTCTGTTCCTGATTGCTGTTGGAAACGAATGACGCAGTTGACCAAGTAAAGACCTGGCTTCAAGTACATATACTTAGGATACTCATTGGTTTCATCGCCGTTAATCAGACCGTAATCAATGTGGTCAATGAAGTCACCTTGATAGTCTGGATTAGAAGGCAAAGCCAATGTCTGACCTGTTTCATTTCCTATAAGCGCCTGAGTAGCACCATACTGACCGAGCCAATGCTCTGCCTCATACTGAGAAGGAATACCACCTGAACCGCCACCGCCTTGACCTGGTGTGACGTTATAACGTGACATGATGAGAGAACCGAACTTATTATAGACATAGACGTCATATGTAAAGTTTGGAGATGCCAACACGATGTTGGCACCGAGGGAATCTAACGGAATCTTATGTGGATGCAATGAGCCATTCCAGTCGGAATAGCAATAGTACTTCGTGCGAGTACCATGATAATAAACTTCAATATAACCATCAGTCAAAGGCTTTCCCGCGCTATTGACTATTTGGAAACATGGGTCTAGCAAGTAAGCTAACGCGAGCTCTTCTTCTGATGTGACCATACCAATTATCTCCTAATTCTAGCTGTTATGCCGTGTCTGCATAACGATATGTTCCTAACTAACTAATAAATAGTATGGATTTCTAAAGGAGAACATAATATGAAGTTACCTACATGGAAGAATCCAAACAGGAAGAGAGCGACACGCATATCCTACATGGATTCTCAATACACGAAGTATTATGATCTTGACCTTGATGACTTTGAACATTTGGTTACTAAACTTAAAGAAGGAGACAGACTCTCAGATGCAGAGAATGACCGTTATGGAATTTACATATTGACTATGTGTCTTATCTGCCTTGAGGGACCAAAGTTCAAGAATAAACCATACCAAGAGAAAGAAGGCATTCTTGAACAGCAATACTTTGAACTCCTTTCAGGTCTGACTATGTTTAATCCTCATAAAGGCAAGATCTATTCATACGCATATAGAATTGCATATACAGCAGCAATTCATTTCTATACGAACAGCCAAGACTTCAATAAGAAGCAGAAGGCTATTCAAGAACACTGTCAAGAAGAACTAATGCTTTATCTTGACGAATATTCCACACATAAAGTTAATACACAGGGAAATATACATGAGTAAAGAAGTACCTATCATCAACATCGTTCCTGCAGACGCAGCAGGTTGCGGATACTATCGCTTAATGCAGGTAGGAAATCAACTACAGTTACATCGTCATGACGTGACTATCAGTGCAGCAGGTAAGTTCCGTGCATTTGGTCAAGATGTCATCTATACACAGCGTATGATCTCAGGAGATCTATTAAAGTCGTTGCTAGAGTTCAAGAAGCAGACCAACATTAAGTTCATCGTTGACTATGATGACCTTATCTGGGAATGGAAAGGAGAATCACTTCCAGAGTATAATCTTTGCCGTGAAAGGTTGGACTGCAAAGCAAACACAGAAGCAATGAAACTTTATCTTAATGACCTTGCCGACATCATAACAGTTACGACTGAACCTTTGAAGCAGTCTCTTATTGCTTTGGGTATTCCTGAAGAGAAGATTCATATCATGCCTAACTGTCTGTCATATAAGGAATGGTTCTATCCAAGAACACCTGTTCCTCAAGAGAATATCTTCTACTACGCAGGTTCATATACTCATTATGATAATAAGAATAGACTCACAGGAGACTTTGATAATGGACTCATTCATTACTTGAGCAATAAGAAGGTTATCGTCAAGTCATCTGTGCCTTTCTTCATTAAGCCGGTACATAATTTCCCAGGATCTAATCTTAATCAGTATGCAGCGGACTTCTATAAAGAAACACGAGGAGTAAAGTTCATTCTCGCTCCTTTGGCAGATAACGTATTCAATACATGTAAGTCTGACTTGAAGTATCTTGAGTCTGCTGCGGTTGGTCGAGTATGCCTCGTTTCGGACTTCCCTAACAGCCCATTCGCTAGCGCTCATCCTTTCCAGAAGATACCCGTAGGGTCAACTAGCACAGCGATTAAATACATCGTAGAACGCGCTACAGAGCATTACGACGAGATTCTAAAGTACCAGTATGAGTACTTGAATGGTCGCTGGCTTGATAATCATCTCATTGAGTATAAGAAACTTCTGGGAATACCCACAGAATAATTCACTACAGTTATAAGATAAAGAAAGACCCTTGAGCAATAGCCCAGGGGTCTTAATTATTTACTCGCCTTAGAATTACTGTGTGATGAGGTTAGCAGTGCTATCCTTTACGCAGACGTAAGCACATGCACGAGGTTCAACGATGCCGGCGACAGCAGCGATTGCCCAACGAGTCTTATTGGTGCCCTTGAATACGTCAACTGCACGGCCAGTATGAAGAGTAATTCCATCCGGAGATGTTACACGTTCATCGGCGTTAGACCAATCCAATTCCGGAAGAGCATCAAACTCCATAGCACCGTTCACGCGGAAGATACCAGTGAAGTAAACACCTGCAGTAATCGGATTAGCAAGTCTCTTAGTAGCAAGGCTAGACGGAGCGATGTTATCGCCGTCAATGTCGCAAACTTCACGAGTTCCGTTACCCACGAAGTCAACCTTACGAACCTTAACTGCACCATTAGCAGCATCTTCAATAGCGATGAATGCCTTCGGAGCAGAAGTCTTAACACCAACCATGTCGGTAGCATAGACACCCTTGACGAAGAGCGGAGTACCAGCTGGGATGTCTTGGTCAACACCAGTCAATGTCAATGTATCGTAGTCAGCGCCTGTTACGTAAGAATCAACGACTGCAGTTGCGAGCTGACCAGCCAACTTCTCAGAGATTTCGAGCGTAGGCATACCTTGCTGAGAACGAACTTCAGCAGCGCCAACAGTTCCCTTAAGGCCCTTCTGGAAGCGAGGTTCAACGTCTCCTGCCGGAGTGAAGCCCTTACCGCTTGACTGCATGATAGAGTCGATCATCGGGTCAATGAATGCGTACTGAGATTCGCTAGAGATAGATTCCAAATAGTTGGAAGCCTTGAAGAGCGGAAGCCAGCCAGTACCAACGAATGCAGTGTTCTGCAAGCCGAGGTCATCAGCAAGAACAGACTGAACGAGGCCCTTAGCAACCTTCTCACCGTAAGGTTCAGCAACTTCCTTATCCCAGTTAAGGTCAGTAACCTTCTCGATGAGGTTAGTGTTAACCTTAACGTTACCAATACGAATAGTCTTGGTTACCTTACGTTCGATGATGTCTTCAGAACCAGAGGCTGAAATGTCCATACCTTCAACGTATTCACCAGCGTCACGAATGACGAATTCATAGCTCTGGCCATTACGCTTGCCAACGAGCTGATCCTTACAGTAAGGCTTTGAACCTACAGTAAGATAAGGTGCTGCTTCTGCAGAACGGATAAGAACGAGTTCTGCCCTGCGGTTAGTCTTAATATCATTTGCCATAATTTATTTCTCCTTATCTGCGCTTATGTTTAGCGAGATATGTATTGATTGAGTTGAGATCCTTTAGCAAGGAACCTCCCTGCGTAGAACCACCACTCTGTGAACTGATCTGTTTCCCAATGACGGGAATGGTAGGTTTCGTTTCTTGCACTGGCTGTGTCGGAGGAACTTCCTGCGGAACAGTCTTCGGTGCATGATGTTTATCAAGAATCTGGTCTGCAATAACTCTTACGTTATACTTCAGTGCATCAGGATCCTTGCTGCGGAATAACTTGCGTAGAGTATCCATGTTAGTCATCAACTCACGAATCACGATAGGATATTCCTGAAGTGTATCGAGATAGCCAAGAACTACATTATTCGGATCATTCTCTTTAAGAGCTTCAGCAAAGTATAGACCTTTAGTCTGGATGAGATCTCTGTAATCTGCCAATTCCTGACCTTCAAAGCAATGTTCTTCAATGATTCTGTTCTGTTCAAAGTCCAGCTGTTCCTGTTCGTAACGATCCTGCTCACGGATGCGCTTTAATTCATCTTGGGCATCACGTTTAGCAAATTCATTCGTAACATACGCAGTCGGATCTTGAGAACCATCTTCTTTCTTGAAATGTTCTGCTTTCAGTCCGTCACGTTCGGCAATGATCTTCTCAAGCTCTTTAATACGAGCTTCATATCTTGCTTTCTGTTCTTTACGCTTATTCTTCTCGCGTATGAAGGCATAGTCTCGCTGTGAAACTTTATCCTTCTTATCAACTTTATCGTCTTTAGCAACCTTAGGATCATCACTTCCTTTGGTTTCTGCAGGCTTAGGTTCACCGTCATTTGGCTTCGGCTCATCTGCCTTAGCGGGAGTCTTATCAGCTGTATCTTCAGGAGAAGCGACGTCCTTAACTTCTGATTTAGAATCATCAACCGAAGTTTCTACTGATGGGGTTTCAACTTCAGCCTTTGGTTCATTGGCTGGTTTATCGTCGGCTTTAGTCAAATATGACATTGCCTGTTCTGTTGACATACTCATAAGGTGTCAAATCCTTCAACCGGTGTGTTCAAGTAAACTTTATAGGCGCCACCGTTACGTCCATACAGTCAATAATTAGTAGAAGTCTTTAGACTTTCAATTTAATTTCTAAATGTTACCGATGTTTCCCGTTTAATATAATAATGGTATAGATTGAATATATTAAATGGGAAGAATCGGTAACAGAAATTTCTATTTGGATAATGCTCTACCACGTTTACGGTCATGACCGAAACGATCATCCCAGAACTTATTCATAGCAGATCCAATTGAACCTGGCTTATGAACGAATATATCACCTCTAAGGATCTTTGCTACAGTTTCAGGTTCTACTCCTGCGTAAGCCTTTCCAAATGCAGTCATGACCTTAGTGTTTGGATCATACTGTATGTTGGGTACCCAAGATGATGAAAGATTTACTTTACGACGCGGAACAGCATCATTCTTCCAATACTGTGGAGCTGCTGCTTCATTGAAGGCTGCTTCTGCTTCCAAATCTGCAATAGCAAGCTGTTTCTGAGGACCTGGCGGTAAAGCCATGACCAAAGGATACTCAGGCAATTGAGTAATGTCCAGCAAGTCATCATGCATCCTTTGCGTCTGTATGTCAACTGCTGGGTTTCTTCCAGCGCCTTGAGTTCCACCTGTTAGCACTGTGAATAACATATTATACTCCTAATGATTTGATTGCGTCAGCGGCACCTTCAATGTATGCGTCAGATTCTTTCTGAGCTTGAGCAATGTCGCTTTCAGCTGCCTTGATGTTTACTTCTTGCTGCTTAAGTATTGCGTCATTATCAATCTTTACGCCTTGCTGTTCAAGTTTAGCAGTCTCAAGCATTACCTTATCCTGTTCAGCAATCTGGAACTTATTGAAGTCCAAAGCACGCTGTTCACGATTCTCAAGCATCGAGATCTGTGCCATAGTCAACTGCTGTCTCAATTCCTGAACTTCTGCCTGAGATTCTTCAAGAGCAAGCATAGTATCATTCATTTGCTGCTGCATCATATTCATAGTATGAATTGCTGCAGGATCCTGATTCTCTGTAATGAATCGGATGTTAGGCGGCAAGTTTGCTACGATGTTATTGCTCAATTCATCGCCAAGATCATTCTTCAATGTATCGGCAAAGTACTTAGCTATGATTGGTTTCATTTCATCTGGCATTACAGTTGCCATTGCAGTCAATTCCTGACGAGCCTTCATTTCACGTGTAATGACCGAAGGTCCATTCTCCAATGTGAACTGCAAGTCCTGACCATTATTGAGCAATTCAATTACGATCTTACCCAATGTTCTCATTGCCTTATATGCATTATTATAGTAAGATGCAGTGTTGGATTCCTTTGATGTTTCCTGACGGAGAATCTCTGTTGCTGTTCTTTCTCTCTGGTCAACGATGCCAGTAAGAGGGATTCCCAAGGTATCTTCCATCAAAGTTCTGCATGTAGAGATGGTATTCTGAAGGTCACCAGTCTCGAATGACTCAACGAGCGGAACTGGCTGATGTTCACCTTTCCAAAGAACAGCAACAGTATCGTCTTGGTTGACTGCTGCAAGATTCTTCTCAAGTCCATCAATGGCATCTACGTTAATCATGTAGTTTGCCTTAGCGGAACGTCCTACACGTTCAATGAGTGAAGAATATGCAATGTTCGCACCGAGCTCCAATGTCAATGTCTGTTGAATGATGCCATTATAGTTAATCTGATTCTCTTCAAAGATTTCATTACCAGCAAGTCTCAAGATAGGAATGAACTTGATGGGCAATTCTTGATGTTGAACTACCTTATCGCCTACGATCTTATAGAAGTCAACGAGATTCTGGTCATTCTTTGCATAATATGAAATGACGGCGACGGAATCTTCAGGTACGTCCCACTGGTCATAGTCTGCAAAGTTAATGATAGTTGAAACGTCTGGATAAGCCATAGGAACGACGTCATCACCAAATAGACGCTTTGCTTTCTTAACAGGCATGTAATTGATGATAGCACCTTCTTCGGCATCAGAGCCGTCAACTGTGTTGATAGAAGGATCCATTGCTATTGCATCAAGATGCGAAGCAGTCTCAACGATAACCTTTGGCTGACCTGTGAATTCATCTGTATCAGTAGAAACGACGAGAAAGCCGTATCCTGTAAGAACGGCTTTACGGAATGCGTCTACGAGTGCAGACTTGGTATCGGTGTCTGCTTCAACAGTGTCAATAGCTTGCTGAATGACCTCAAGTTCTTTCTGCTTATTCGTCAATTCAATGTGCCAAGGTGAGTTGGACATAGGAGACGAAATCGCGTTCGCCATAGGATTCCAGTTATTCATGGAAAGGTTAACGCGATTCTTTCTCTTATATTTCTTGCGGTATTCTTTAGTCCAGAAGTCGCCAGAATAACGACGCATGTCACATACCGCTCTGTTGATAGTATTCGCAAAGCGATTAGATGACTTCGTAAGGAAGTTACCGCACTGTTCTATGATGTCTTTCTCTTCCATTATTAAACCTCTTTACAGTCAAATAATTAGTTTGAGATCTGAACTGCGTCAAAGATCATGCTATCACCGTAACCCATAGCAGCCATACCACCTGCGATAGGCATGTTACGAATGTTCCATAACCAAGGTCCGCCTGAGTTCTTTCTCATACCGTAATATGCTGGTGAATCATATTCTTTATTTGAAGGAACAGGCACAGTCACACCGTAAGCAGCACCAGCATTTGCCATCATCGAGTCATGAAGGATCTGAATTACTGCTCTAGTGTTCATAGTACCGATAGTGAACAGATTCATCTGGAACACATAGCTGTTATCCTGTCCATACGGCGTATAGACGTAATATCCGGACTGTTCCCACATCTTTCTCAATCCAGCCTGTTCAACATCAGAGGTCAATGTAAGCGAGATGCCTGTATTCTTGAACTCCATAGTGCCAGTATTATACTTATATTCATACTGGTTATAGTCATCATACTGAGTAGAATATCCGCGGTTGATGGTGATAGGATTCTGTGAAAGACCTGTGTTGCCTGTAATGCTAAGTCCTCTAGAAAGCCAGTTATTAACGCCATGTTTCAAGGAAGTACCGAACACGCCAAGAACGATCTGTCCTGAGATGTAGTTATCCTTGATGGTACCATTGACGTAACGAGTCGTTGGCAATGAAGCAATCACTTCGCCTTGGTCATTATGCATTGGTACATCAATTAAGTCACCTTCAATGCCGTAAAGCGTCAATGTATTACCAATGTTACATCCCTTAATATCGCAGTAACCACATTCCAAAGGCTTAGTCAAGACAGAATCATATACGTATGCATATGTTGCGTCTACTTGAATATCCAATGCAGTATTACGAACATTCAAGATGTCAAATGTTCCAGATACACCGTTGACTGAACAGTCTTTCAATGTCATGGTCATACCTGATGCAGATGGCAAATCAGCGAACTCAATAGAGCAGTTTGATGCAGAAACAGTCTGACCTCTGTTAAGACTCAACTTAACATTGGAATCCTTAAGAATAACTGTCGTGATGCCGCCTGGTACTTCATACCAACCGGTAGAGTTCTCAAGAATGACTGCTGTCTGATTATCCAGTTTAGCCAAAGTTACCTTCGTTGCGTTTGCATTCTTAAGGTTATTGACCCAAATAGTGTCAGAAGTAATTACGTTCGCTGTATAGTTTACATAAGGCTTGCCCACATTAGGGAAGTCACGATAATCAAAGAATGGCTGCGGATCTGATGTGCAGCGAATCTCTCTATACAGCCACATTGAGTTTCTGAAGTCATCAGGATCTACCAAGCAGTTGGTGCATAGACCAACGAGCGATGCAACGTATTCACCATCAAGAATGAACATCTTCTCATTCAAGATACAGTTATTAAATGTGTTATTGATTCCATTTGCGTTATCTGAACCGATATTTCCATTTGGCTCAAATGTGCAGTGAGTGAAGTTATAACCATACAGCGGCGAGATCTGAACGTCAATGTGAGCGTCTTGCCAATTCTTCTGTGTAGCCTGTTGGTCAATGATTACATTCTTATATCCTGTATAGGATTTGGCATTCCAAGAAGTCTTGATATTCTTGGCGCCAACGACGTTAGTGTTTCCCAAAGTAAAGCGTGGGTTACCATTCCAATCGCCTTGGAATGTGTTATTGCCAGCATCATAGAATCGTGTATCTTCTGTAACATCAAAGGCATCAACGACTACGTTCATGTTGCTGTACTTGAACCATCTATAGTCCATAGAACCATTGAAGAATGGTCTCAAGCCATGTAGCATACAGTAGACACAGCATTGACCGATCTGATAGGACTGGTCAGGTGTATTATATGAATTCTGCGGGAATGCACCAAAGTGACGAGTATCGCAATGCTCGGTTGGCTGTGTCATAATCCAACGACCGGTAATAAGGTCATCGCATTTGATAACGGAACCACCGTTATCTGCAGCAGTAGAACCAGACGCCCATGTATAGTTGATAGGTTCTTTATCGCCGACTGCATTATAGCCAAGCAATGTAATTTCAACTTTATCACATGTCAAAGGAACAGAGTCAACTTCAAGAGCACGTAGAGCAGAAATAGAAGGTACACAGGTTGGTGCATTTGCAGTCAAGTGTGTATCATAGGACTGTTGGTTCTCGCATGTGTACTGCAAAGACCACTTGGAAGGATCATTGGTGTCAATTCCAAGCTCTTGCTCCTGTTCCAAAGTTCCTTGACCAATGTACTTATAGAAATAAGCAGTCACGTCTTCGTTAATGAATACCTGATGTTCAGTTCTTCCATATACGTCTGTAATCTGTGGGTTATCAAGTTCAGTACCATCTTGGTCATAGATCGGTGCGGAGGTATTTCCATCACGCACCATGAACTGAATACAGCCATGCAAAGGCTTATTGCTGTTATCTTGGTATCTCAACCATGTATCAAAGCTTCTTGCCATGTTTACTTTCTCCAATCTTTATAGAAGTAAGTCTTATTCTGAGATCTCCACTTATCGTATGCAGCCTTGATTAAAGGTTCATCATAATTCTTCGGCTTAATAGCAGGATCCCAACTATCTGAATAAGTAGAGATAACCCAGTCTACTGCCTTATCGGTATTATCCGCTGGAGTTGGGTCAAATGTATCCCACTGACCAGCTCGTCCACCAATAGTAGATCTTGCTGCCTTGCGTCCGCCAAGAGTCAAGACATTATAAAGACCAGCAGTTCCAGCGCCACCTACATCCTTAAGTTCTTCATATCTAGCTATTTCAGAAAGAGGCACATCCTTATAATAACGGACGAAGTCTTCGCCTACATAAGGTTCAACTTTATTCTTTCCAGTGAGCAATTCATAAAGAGGCTGACGGTTTGCTGCTTCAATAGTAAAGTCCTGTTCTGCTTGACGGACTGCTGCATCAGCAGATTTAACTTGAGCATCTGCTTGACGCTTGACGTATCCATTTGCCTTAGCATAGTCAGATTCTGCAATGTCAACTGCCTTCGCACGTTCCTGTCTTGCTTTATGATATGCTTCAATCTTTGACTTCAATACAGCGTCATCTGATGCATTATAAAGGTCAAGCAACTGCTTATCTGTAAGTTCATCAAGATTAGCATTGGAGATGTCCATTGCTTTCTGAGCCTTCTGTGCTGCTGTTAATTCATCGGCTGCCTGAACACGATGTTCAATCTGCTTAGCAAGTTTGCTATCACCAGCTTTACGCCAGACTCTTTCAAGGATTCCCTTTCCATAGTTCCAAGCCATTCTTGCTGGTTTCTCTGCAAAGTCAGGAATGACTGCACCGCCAATGTCAGCTGCTGTTCCAGCAGTAATTATTGGTTTATCCGCCAAATACTTCTGGAATGTTCTCGTTGCTGGACCAGCTAATGATACAGGGAACGGAGCGAAGTCAACAGCACCTGCTGTCTTTCCTAATACTTCCTGAAGTTTAGCTCTTCCAGTATCACCTTTAATGTATGCTTCACGAGCATACTCATTGGCAAGTGGACTATTGAAATAAGATTTATCTTTGCTGCGCTCAACTTGAGCATATTCGTCTGAGAGTTTCTCATAACGTTCTTTATTGAACTTATTCATAGCAGCTTTCTGAGATTCTCTCCAGTCATAATAGTCACGGAGTTCATCTTCTGTGAAGTCATTGCCCTCAAGAATGGTCTTAAGGCGAGGTGAAGAAATCTTAGTAATGTCAGGATTCTTATTATAGACAGCTTCCAACTGTTCTTTAGGTGTTGCTGTTAAGTCCTTCAAGCTTGAATACTTATTGGTCCAAGGTTCATATTCTTCAAGAAGGCTCCAGTGGTCCTTTATCCACTGGACTTTATCATCAGCCTTTCTAAAGTGCAGAGCAGCGTCTTTCTCAACATACTTATTGAGAAAGTTATAGACTTCATTTATCTTCTTATCGGTAAGAGGTTTATTTGCCATGTGTTACTCCCACTTAGACTTCTTAGAACCGCCCTGATTCGTCTTAGAACTCTTTCTAGAAACTGACTTGATAATTCTATCGCCTTTAATCAAAGCGATCTTATCGCCACGGATCTCCTCTTTATAACCGCTATTCGTCAATATGTCATCAAGGCCAGTACCATTCCATGAACCAATAGCAGCGTCAATCTTAGCCTTTGCTTCGTCCATCTTAATGCGCTTTACTTTAGCCTTATCAAGACGGTTAAGTTCCTTAATTGCTTCAGGAGAATTAAATCCTTCAACGCGCTTAATTGCTTTATCAAGTTCATCAACTGTAGATTCTTCATTGATAGATCCAACGTCTGCAAGGACATAGTCCACAGAATCTCTAGGATCATACTTAGGTGTCTCGACCTTTACGTCCAAGTCAGGATAGTTCTTAAGGATTCTTGCTATGTCAACGTCTACTTCGGATGTATCTTGACCAAGTGATGCAAGATTACGTTTCTGAATACGAAGCTTAGTCAAACGGTCAGATGCAGCGTCCAAAGAATCTTGCTGAGACTGCTTCATCTGTCTTTCCATCAAGTCCCGATTTGCTTTCATTGACTGATAGTTCTGAAGTGTTGCTGCAAATGAATCAAGTCCGCCTCTGTCACCAGAAAGAATGTATTCAATCATTCCAGCACGGTATCTCGGATCATTCGCGTAACGTGAACGATAAAGCTCTGCGCCATATTCATGAGCAGCCTTATCTGCAGCAATCTGAGACTTCAACTCTTCAATGCGTGAGTTGAGATATGCCATTCTATCGTCCATTATTTGCCTCCGTAAATACCATTCATTGCTTGAATGTACTTGAAGTATTCTTCCTGTGTTGCGTAAGGATTACCCGGGATAGCGTAAGGATTCTCATAGGCACCAAGATTACCAGCAACGACATTAGGACGGTAACCTTGCATATATGCTTCATTACCAACCATTCCAATGTCCTTGGAATAGTCTTCCATCATTCTTTGCTGTTCTGCCTGTTCCTGAGCAAGCAGTTCCTCACGTTCCTTCTCAAGTTCTTTCAATTCAATTTCTGCATCAGACATACCGCCGTTTCCACCATACATACCGTATGCACGGCCAATAGCAGCACCAGCATCCTTGATAGCACCGCCCCAGATTTCACCTTGCTTACGAAGGTTATTTGCTCGGATCTCACCACCATGACGGGCAGACTGCAGCATGTTCTGAATCATGCCTGAATAATTGACGTTATCTCTTGAATAAATCGACATAATCTTCTCCTACTAATAAAGTCCCGCCATCGCAGTACCATAAGCGGTTTGAGCGTTCAAGCGGTCTTGCTGTGCTTTCATAACGTCGCCCATCCTTGCGTCCTGTGTAGCATAGAAGTCAGATGCAAGGTTACCTTGAAGACCAATCTTATATTCATTTGCTGAACGAAGAGCATTTAGTCTGTCTTGGTTATTCTTGATGGCGTCTTGATACTGTTGGTAAGCAAAGTTGCGGTCCTGTGTAAAGTCCTGCATAGCTGTGCGATAGAGTTCATCGGATTTCTCCGCGGTACCTTTCGCAATGTTTAAAGCAGCACCAGTTCCTCGTCCGAGACCAGCGCCTGCAGCGGTATGCTGAATGTTCTGAGCTGTATCGCCAATAATGCGACTATAATAAGGATTGATAAAGTCTTCTTTAGTCTTATCATAATTGAATGCTCCTACGTCGGCAGCATAGTCTTCGGGGTTATATCCTGCGATTGCTTGCTTATAGGCATTTACATCGCTTTGAGTTCCAAGCGATCCTCTATGAGCATAATACTGATTTATCTGATTGATGACAGCATTATATTCATTATCGGTAATCTGTCCTTGCTTTCTGAGCTGATTAGCAGCTTCTTTACGCGCCTCAAGCTCGGCTTCTGCTGCTTCGCCCTGCTTATATGCGCTGTATGCGCCACCCGCAAGAGAGGCACCAGCGACGATTCCGGCTGCTATTAAAGGTACCATACTTAATTTCTCCTTTGCATAATAATTAGGTTCTACTTAATTCCACTTCTGTAGCATGAACATTCCTTGGGCATTCTCATCTGATGCAAGAGAAACATTCAATGTGCTGTTGGTAACCTGAATACGACGTCCTTTATTCGTAATTAGGAAACCGTCATAAATCGTAGGAAGACGAACGTCACTGACTTTAGCACCGTTATAGAGAACGATGAACATAGTATTCTTAATGATAGTCACAGCGTAGGATTTCTCGCCACGCTGTGCATAGTTTCCCTTAATAGCCTCTACGTTCTTATTTGCTTCATCATAACGAATAGGTTTAATGTCTAACTGCATGTAACCTCCTTACATCAATGACGAAGGCGTCCACTTAATCTGAAGATTCTCTATAGAGAAAGGAATGCTTTCAGTGGTTGAAACTTCCAATGTAAAGAATCGTCCGAATCCACAGCCATAGATGGTAGTCTCATAGTCATAACGTCCGATCTTACCCATGTATGCGTCTTCATAGTCAGAGAAAGTAGCACCGTCCCATGAATATCTGAATGATACTCTTGGATTAAGTTCAAGGTTATCATACTGGTCATTAAATGAATGCTGACCATTATTGCATACCAACTTGAACATATCAATGTAGAATGGACTATCGTTTGAAGTCAATACTCCGCCACGGCGCATCTTAAGAATGACACGTCCATCATGTTCTGTATACTTATTCTCGTCCATGTAGCAAAGAGCATTCTTAGTACCTACATACTGTTTGCCGTATGCAAATGTAACGTGGTTATATCTCCAGTACATAAGACGGTTCTTATCGTCATAGGACGCACGGTAGTGCCAAGCATTCTCTGTGATGTCATATACGAATGTCTTTAAAGAATCCTCAAATGTGATACTGTAGAAGACGTGCTGGTGTTCTTGCCAAATAGATGAATAAGCATTCTCAGGATTCTTTATCTGAGTAATCTCACGTTCAATGTCCTGAGTAGAAATACGCTTGATTTCAGTATCAGATATCATGAAGATACCATTATCACCAATATCAGAAGAACCCAGCCAAAGCACAGTATTACCAAGCATAGCAAGTGAGTTAGGTGCCTTGATACCAATGTTACCAGCTGCGTTATCCGGAGAACTGAACGGATTATTCTTATCGTCATTATATGAGAATACCTGCCAAGAACGTTCTCCGAATGTATAAAGCTTAGAACCGTTAGAGCAAAGAGCAATGGTATTATCTGGACACCATTCAGAATATGTTATGAATCCATACTTTGCGTATTCAACAGTGTCAACCCTGAAGATATCATATTTCTCAGGAGTATCATCTGCAGTACCGTCAATGAATTCTTGGTATAATGTATAGTAACTATCTTGAACTTGACCGGACTTATATTCTTGACGCTGTGCATCTGTCAAAGACATCCACCAGATAACGAACTCTGAACGCTTTACGTAGAATGCAGGATCCTCTATGTCTTCAATTTCAAACGGATACTGATATGAAGTATAGAATGCATCGGTACCAGCGTCGTTTACGATGAGGTAACCATAAAGATATGCAACATGTGTCGGATTGATAGTCAAGTCAGAATTAACGCGGCAAGGCAACTTGATAGAACGGAAGTCCATCTGTTGGTCACCAATAGAAAGGCCGGTATTAACTGCATATACATTAACGCCATCAACGATAATCAAGTGCGGGTGAGCAGAACCATAACCTCCAGTTTCTGTCATATGACATTCTGAACCCGAGCTGTTGATAGTTCCAATTGCGTTAAATGAATGATCTTCATTGATGAGATAAAGTGTATGGTCATATACTGCATAGAGCACAGGTCGGTTATCATAACCTCTTGAGACTCTATACATACCACGGCAAACACCTTCAATTTCAGCTGCCTGAACTTCACCTTGGACTGTTCTCATCAAGATAGAGCAAGAATGTTCTGTGGGATTCTGTCTTTCCAAGAACATATTCGTGCTTTCACCTAGTCCTACATGGACGAGGTTCGAATTGGTAATGCTGCCTGCGATATTCTCTATAAGTTTAACTTGAGATGCCATGCAAGCCTCCTATTAGAAGATTCCCTGTCCACCAAGCAACTCAGCCTGAGTCATCATACCAGCTGTGTCAAAGTAATCCTCTCTTTCAATTATTCTGTCAGATGCTTTAGGTGTTCTTACATTATCAACGAGGACTCTTACTTCATTCTCTAGACGCTGCATCTGTGCGTCATCAAGGCGAGGATACTGCAATGCAAGCTTATGTGTCAATGCAACGATAAGCAATTCAACGTAGTTATCAGGAATGAACAGTTCATCATCAAGGTCAAACTGCATTGCTTCATTATAGTTAATCTTCAATGTATAGTTGAGCTTTGCTGTGTTAGGCTTAATCTCGATGAGCCATTCGCCTTCAGACTTCTGTGTATATGTGTAAACTTTCGTTGACGGTCCATACTTATCAAAGTCCGCAGGAGCAACATAGTCAAACTTACCATGAAGCAAAGCGTCTTGAGTCTGGACATACATGCTGTTAATCTTTGCTACGTCTTTAACATGTAGATGCAGCATAGACTGATACTTGAACATATTCTGAAGTCGCTGATTCTTGACTTCAGGCATTCCTCGTGATGCCCAGATATACTGAGGTCCAGAAGGTGTTCCAACAGCCATAGCGAAATAAAGAATGTCTGGCTGATTCTTGACGAGCGCGTATGCGTTATTCTCAACGTCTTCAGCAGAAAGTTGAATAGAATCCAACTGTGCTTCTGTATTGACGTAGTAGTTATATTCGCCTTTCAATGTATCTTCTTCGTCATGAATGTGAATATACTGCGAGATTGGTGACTCAATGCTGTTCTGAGTCCAAACGAGAAGGTTATCGGCATTATACTTTGCTACGATTCCTTTGAGCAATTTATAGCCAGTTTCCAAGATATCACCAGGAACTGACTGGCGACGAGGAACGATGTTTCCTCTTGAACAGGCTTCTACGATTATGGTTCTAGGTGAAATCATTTAAATTCTCCTTCAACTTTCCTTGAATAATTAGTTCGTAATTTACAGCACGACTCTTGATTGAGTTTATCATATTCTTCACGTGGCATGATGTCTTTATAGAATAGTTCATACAGACGATCTGTATTGCATATCAAAGGTCTGTGTTCATAGATGGCGCATTTGAAGTCATCTGTAAGATATTTGCATGCTTTATCGCCTCTGTCGAGTTCTGGCTTTACGTCACCAATTAGACGACAGCAACATGCTGAACAGCCTTCGCAATTTATCATACCATTTCTCCTCGTTTCTTTGCTTCCCAATATGCTTTACGAGCGGCAGCTATCTTTGCTTTAGTTTCCTCGCTAAGTTTCCTACCTTTCCGAGATTCCGACCACATTCGTCTAGTATCTTCACTAAATTTCCTGCCTTTATTAGCAACAGATATCTTTCGTTTACATTCTTCAGACTGATGTTTACCCCACATTGGATTATTGGATCCTGATACATCCGCATGATTATCTGATATCAGTTTCCTTGCTTCTTTGCTTAGAGTATGACCTTTAAAGAAATCATTGCCTTTCATCCTATCTGACTGTGCTTGATTAGCAATAGCTACAGCGTCTGCATAGTCTTTGGCCATAGCTTCAGCAGTATCAGGCGTCGTATACTTTAATCCTTTCTTTGCCATGAAAGTAAATGCAGTTGCCATTGACTGTCTATATCCTTTCTTCGCTAGTAAGTAATAATAATAATGAACTAGGAAATGGTCTGCAAGTGAAAGACTAATCAAGTTATCCTTATCATTATCTACAGGTTCACCCAATATCTTACTGAATGAACGTGGAAATTTATGATGCAAATTGCGATTCTTTACTATCTTCTTCTCAAATTTCTCATTCTTCTCAAAGATGTCAAGCACTCTTTGCCAGTAAGGATTATCTGTCTCAAATACTATACTGAAATCATGTTGCATTATAACACCTCGTGATAAAGTAAATACTTATCTGCAATGTCAGCGGCTTTCTTCGTATCATAGATAGAAATTGATGCATGGTTCATTGCATATACAGCAAGGGCTACTGCATCACATAAGTCAGGAGAGTGTCCAAGTATCTTCTTAACTTCTTCTTTAGGAAGTAAGGCTTGCTGTCCTCTTGAGTTGATGGCAACGCCTTGAGCAAGCAATTCTTCTTTAACTACGTCATTTACCCAGAATCCAGCCTTTACTGCTTTAGCAAGTTCAATATACATTTCCGTTCTTGCATTAGGATAAAGATCCAAGTTGAACGCTTTCTGAGCGAAGTTAATGCCCTTTATGTCAATTCCTTTAGACTTAGCTACATCAAGCACACCTGTTGAGTAACCACCTGTGCCATCCGCAAAGGCATTCTTGAAGTCATAATGATTCTTGAAATTGGTAATGACGTTAACTTTCTCAAATGTATCGCCTTGATTAAGTTCTTTATAGTCAACCATTCCAAATTTATCAATGATTACGATTTCATCATTATCGGATCCAAGACCAGATGCGTCATATCCAAGATAGTAAGGCGCTCCACTGTTGGTCTTGCTCTGAGGAAATTCGTGTCTGAATATGATCTGGCTCGCTACGTCTGTATCAAAGATTTCTCCAAGACATTGCTGTCTGAAGAGATTCGTTCCTTCGCCATAACGTTCTCTAAGTTCATTCTTAAATTCTTCAGAAGTAAATGGATTATCAAAGGCAGTAGCGTGGATTACTTTCTCAGGATATTTCTTACATAATGTCGAGAACCAGTTTGCTACGCGGCCTAATGTAGAAGGAGACGAGATCAGTCTTACTTTGGAAGGATACTTGGAACCTCTCATACGGTCACGTGCGTTATTATAGATTTCCTCTGTGCAGTAAGCAGATTCATCAAGTGCAAGCAATGCAATTTCCGTAAGACCAAGGACACCATCAGGATTCTCAGCAGAGAATGCAAATAGGACTGAACCATTTGGAAATGTTAATTCATTATTTCCTCTGTTCCAGTTCAAGTCAATTCCCATCTCTTGACAGCGAAGTCTTATTTCTCGAATAAGTACCAAAGTTAATGCTCTATATGTCTGCGCTATGATGATGCCACGAATGCCAGGATTCTTAAGACATTGAAGAACGAGCCATATCGAGAGCGCATATGACTTTCCTGCGGATACACCTGTACATGCTATTCTGAGGTCTGCATCAAACTCATCAATAGCAAATCGTTTCTGCCACTTTGATAAACTATAGTTCATTATTCAACTACCGTGAAAGTAACATCCATAGTAGAGCCTTTAGAGTCTGTTGCTGTTACTTTCGTTTCTTTCGTTTCCTTTGCCCAGTGAGCACGGTCACGTCTTTCTAGAACGTTAAGATACTTCTCGGCAATCTTACTGTTTGGTGAACGAATCAATTCTCGTGTTAAGAGGTTTCTTAACTTGAGTAATTGACCTTCATAATACTCATCGTCTATTTCATCTACGATTATACCAAGAGGAGCAAGGTGGAATACTAACTTCGAGAACTCTTCTTTGGATCCTGTAGAGATTAACCCAATAGAAAGTTCAACATTAATCTCAGGAATGGAAAGTTCGCCCTGTCCTTGCTTATAGATCTTGGTATGTATCGCTACATGTTTCCATGTATCTTTCAGCCATTTGGACATGTACATATTACATACCTGCTCTTAATTTCTCAATTTCTGTGATCTTATCAATGTCTTTAAGAATGCAGCCAAGCAAGACTTTAATTTCCTGAAAGTCATTATGCAAGGACGAATCCTTATAGTCAAGTTTCTGTTCTTCTTCTTTCTTCTTTGCCATAAATTTCTCCTTAAGTAATCAAGATGCGGATGATGGAACCTCATTACGTGATAGATTTGCTGTATGCACCTTTACCTTTAATAAGTAGAAATTAGCCTAAACCGTCTGTTTCATTAAGCAACTTGCCTGTGACTTTATCATAGCAAGCAGCACGGCAGGCTACGTGAGGATATTTACCTTCATTATGAATCATCCAGATGGTGAACAGACGTTCAGCCAGCAAAGATCCAACCTTATCTTCGTTTGGCAGTTCTACGAGATTCAGTGCCCAGTCAAGCCATGCACGATATTTCTGGAATAATGCACCAGGCATAGAATACATGTTATGAGGATAAATCTCACGTCCAGCATTAACTTCCTTGATAGTTTCTTCATATTCAGGCATCTTCTCGACGATCTTTGACTCAACTTCAAGAAGCAATGTCTCATACTTAGGATGTGAAGTAACCCACTGCTTCATAAATGATTCTTCTGCGATATGATATGCATGATAGATCTTGGCTTCGTCTATCTTCTCAGGTAGAATAAGGTGACGTCTCCCTTGGAAGATCGTCACTCTGTCAGATGTTGCCGGAATCTTACTGTATGCACCAATGTCGCCGAGCTTAGGATCATTATTCTTGATGCACTTAGCTTCATCAAGCAGATACTTTACGTCGTCTGTGTAAATGATGAATGTCATATTTCATTTCGTTAATGCGTTAATAATGTAGACCACGAGGTAGACCGCGAGGTAGATTAAAGCTACGGTATATAAACCAGTAGTCAACGCAGAAATGCCACCTGAAATTGACATTAGTACGTCAATAAGTAATTTAAATTGATCTGGTGTCATGATTACTCCTTTATTCCAGCGAGCATTGACTTCAGAACTGAATAGCGAACAGCCGTTCTTTCTTCAGGATCCTTTACATCTATTACAGCAGTCTCAATGCGGCGAGTTCCTTCAAGTGCTCCAGTCTCGCCATTCCAAGCGCATAGTTCAGTAATTGGCTTTGCTGTCTTGATTTCAAGTTCAGCATCTTTATTCCACACTTGAGTAATGTATTTCCACCAATCAACCTTTCTGGCTGGCATATCCTTTCGAGTAATAGTATAGTATTTGCCTTTATAGCATGCTTGATATGTATCGCCTAGGTGGCCGTAGTTCATAATTCTGTATGATGAAATGTCTTGATACATCAAATTATCAAGTTCTTTCTTCAATTCTTCTGTTACTGTAAATTTAGCCATGTTATTTATCCTTGGTAAATGGTGTCAAGCACTCTTTAACTTGCTGTTCGTTATATTTAGCAGCTGCTTCAAAGTCAATAGTCGGGCAAGCCTGAGTTGATGGTGTCTGTTCAAAGCTAGCAGGATTGACTTGATATGTCTCAGGGAATTTAGGCAGGCCAGGATGCTGATTTAACTCAAGCCAGCGAACACGATTCTCAAGGTCCTGAAACTTCATTTCTATTTCTTTATCTGTCATATTAGATCTCCGTCATTCCAATCATTGATGCAAGTTCAGCCTGTTCTTCACATGCTGCATGATATTCGTCCACTTTACCCTGTGCGTCAAGGTCGCGGATAATCTTCTCAAGTTCCATGATTCTTGCTTTGATTTGAGCATTCGTCATTGGGTCCTTAAACTTCTTCATAAATTACTCCTTTGATATTAGCGTTTGCTGTAATATTTATAATGCTAAGTAGTACTATGAAATAAACTTCAAATGTTACCGATGTTTCCCATTTAATATAATAATGGTATAGATTGAATATATTATTTAAGAAACATCGGTAACAGAGAAATGGTATAGTCTTAAATTGAGGAAATTTAAGCTAGTTGATGTTATGGAAATAATTTGACTTATTAAGTCAAAGGCCCTAAACTTTATTATATTTGAATTATCAAATTAAGAGATTTCTTAAAGGTAAAGTTTATAAATATATCGTTGGGCAAGGAACCGCTACTCTAAGTCCAGATATCTAAGAGTTTCATGTCATGCTTCCTAGCATTCATGGCTCCAGTTAATCTGTAGCGGGGTTAACTGGAGCCTTTCCAGTTTATAGGAAGCACATGACAGAAATACAGTATATCGCTATCACGCACGTTAATAAAGATGATGCAAAGAAAGATAAGCGTGAGTGTAATACAGAACATTCAGTTTATCTTAAGAATATGACGTTTGATGAGGTTGCAGATCTGCTTGATTTAGGCTCAACTATTGGACGTGTGGGCAATAAGACAGATTTCATAGCATTGGACTATGATACTACCACAGTCAACATTCAAACAGTCATTGATAAGACGAAAGATAACCCAGATTACCGAGTATCTTTCTCGGCGTCAAATAACCCACTGAAATATCATGTATTGGTAAATTTGCATAAGACGATTACTGTAGATGAATATAAAGATGTACTTGAACGAGAACATAGGAAGTTACATGACTTAGTATGTGGAAGATGTGATGTCTTAAACCTCGATAAGAATGCAGCAAACTTCTATCAGTGTTTCTTTGGTGCATCACAGGAAACTAAATCTGACATTATACTTGATAACTCCAGACGTTTATGGCGCTGGGTTAAGAAGGATACTGAACCAAAGTATTACATCGAGAAAGAATCAAAGCTCAGACCATCAATGAACAGTGCTGATTTCTGTAAGAAACATAATTGCTTGACTGTCGTAGAATCTAAGAGATTTGATGTCATTCTGCCTTCAATGACAGGTGGCAAGATGAAGAAGATTAAAGAAGGACATCGTTATAGATGGTGCATGATATTTGGTTCAAAGATACTTATGCGTATTCTTTATCTCAATCATGAGTTTGGCGAAGGCTGGACGAAATGGGACTTTCTTGATACATTTGACTGGGCTGTAAAGACTTCTGTAATGAAACCTGATGAATTCTGTGAAAGTCAGGACTTCAAGGGTGTAAGACGCTTCTTTGATAATAAGTGGGATATACTGATGGATAAGTCCTTTGAAGACCAATGTTCAGTTCTTGAACCATATTTCAAATCATCTAAGCGTCAATATAAGTCTAGACAGTTGCTTTCCGCGGTCAGTTCTATGCTTATCAACGAACATCTTATTGATGAACTGACTGTAATGTTTACAGATAAAGAGGAATTACGTCAATTATGTGAAGCAAACTACGTAAACTATTATCGTGTATTGAGTCACATCAGAGGCTTGAACTATAAGGTTGAATTTGCTTCTGTAAAGAGAAAGGCATCATGTATAGATAAGTATAGGGTTGATGAAAGCACAGTTGAAATACCTAAAGGTGAGGTTACTGCTTCTATAAGGAAATACTGTTCAATTCATGGAATTAAGATAATAAGAATCTAAATGTTACCGATGTTTCCCAAATAATATATTCAATCTATACCATTATTATATTAAATGGGAAACATCGGTAACATTCGGAAACGGAGAATGTATATGGAGTTTAACACACTTTACATAAATTTCGCTAAATGTTCTGACCGTCAGATAATCTTTACGCAGATTGGTAACCATTCAGACTATTCAGCCAATTATCGTGCGAATATCTGGAAGAAATGGGTTGACATGGATAAAGATGAAAGCAAAGGATTCTTTATTGACTGCAAGGACTATGATGAGTGCAGACACCTTCAGCGAACATTTCATGAAGTATTCAAGCCTTGGATAACAGAGAACTGCATTATTTCATTATCAAAGCCATTATCCGAGAAGCTCATTCTAACCATCTTAGAACGTCTTAGAACATCATTTGATAGTCCAGATAGGCATTCCATCAGAGAAGATTTAATGAGGCGTCTAGCATCATTTGAGCCTATCTACGCAAGATCTGGCTACATTTATTTGCTTCGCATAAACGGTAAATTCAAGATCGGTCTCACGAATGACATAACACGACGCAAGGCTGACTTGGAACAGAAGTATGGGACTGCTATAAAGATCGTTGACCTTAAGAAGACCGACGCGATGGAACTAGATGAAGCAATTCTTCAAATGAAATGTTCTGCATATAAGTCTGTTGATAATAACCTTGGAGAACAGAAAGTAGACGAATCGTATTGCTCTGAGCTTTATAATGAAGTACCTGAAGTAGTTGAAATTTGGAAGAATTATTGGCGTAATAAATATCGCATCGAAATAGTTTAGCATTGAATATCCTCCTCCGATGATAACGCCACCTAGTAAGATATCTGAACGGTGGCATTTCTATTATGATAGCCCAGTAGAAAGAATTTCCGGACCGGCTATTGCCAAATTCCCTAAATTTAATTAAATTTGAACTATAATCATTGGAGCCAATAAATGAGCAGACGAAATAAGCTTTATACTAAGCAAATTGACTATACGATCGTTGAGGAATATCTTGATAGTCTGTTTGCCGAAGATCCTATGCCTATGGCAGCAACGACAGCATTTAAGAAGGTTCGTTCACGTTTCCAAGTAAAGCGTGAATACACAGTCAAGAGCATTCAAGATGCAGTAAGCATATATTACGATGAGCATTTCGGTGGTACATCAAGAGTAAGGAATATGCTAGTCTCTATGAGCAATAACTGTCGGACTGTTTCTGAGGCTACTAGGCAGAAGATGTCTCATTCACAGAAAGGTAACTGTAACGCAAGAAAGTATAAATAGTATACGAGAGGTTTGACTATGAAGCAAATTAAATTGAACATTGATAAAGAAGCAAATTCTATTAAAGTAGAACCTGTCAAAGACTGTATAACAGTTAGAGACCTATTTGATGAAGTTAGAGATGAACAGCTAGATTGGAAAGCATTCTTTCCAATTCCATTTGGCTTTACTGTTAAATTAAACGGAGTAGCTTATGATGGAATTTCATTTATTAAGGTTGATGAAGAAGGCGGCGTATGTCCTGTTTGGGCAAGGTGTGATGATGGACATAAACTAGTAATTGCAGTGCCGCCTGAATACTATAAGAATAGAGGATTAGAAATACCAAAGCAATAAGTTTCTTTAATGCCTCACTTCAATGTTTATATTCCACATTGGGGTGCTCAGGGTACTGTCGGATTAGCCGCTTGCCCTGAGTTTGCTAAGTTTGATTCCTGATACCCGATAGTCCTCCTTAAATGGGTTCTCCCTGCTGCGGATATGCCGCTCAGGGAGTTTCTTTATATTTGCATTCTAAGCCTCTTTAGCCCATACCAATATATTTCCATTACTACATTATCAAATGATGCTACGCCTCTTCTATCATCATTCTACACGGCAGTGACCGATACATACGGAGCAATATCATAATCATCATTCTTACGTCCATAATGAAGTCCAGCAAGATGTTCAACTGCCCACTTTGCTACCTTTGCTTTGGTCTTTGAGATTCCTGCTTTGATTAGTGCATTATAGAATAATTCATCGGCTAAGCTCTTTGCTAATAGCTCAGAACCGTATGCGCCATCATGGCAGATGCCTGCTATGTTATATAGCGGGTTACTGTCATTCCAGTCAGGCAGATACCATCGGAATATCTTAGGCACCGATAGTCCGTCTGTCATAGCGCCTTTCTTTACTGTAATACGGAATTTACAGAAATTATACTCGAAGTCAATGAAGACATCATTATCAAGTACATAAAGTCCATTAACTTTATGATATCCTATAGAATCAGACCAATTAACTATCTTCATGTTTAACTCTGTCCTGTAATTCTGCATACTTGCCGTTATTCCATCGAGACGTATCTCCAACGAGATAGCCGGTAATACGTCTTAATCTTTCAAACTTGACGCCTTCTCCTAACTGTTCTGGAGTAAGACATTCATTCACATGCGGACATTCCTCTCCGCAATAATCACAGCTTTCCATTTATTTACCGTTCCAATCCTTTGGGTCAAAGAATAATGCGCCAATTACGCATACTATAGCAATGAATAGAAGTGTCATCATTTGAACTTGCTGTCTATAGTAACCTGTAGCTTGACGATATTGGTATTCAAGATAGATACTTGCTTAGTTAGATCTTCAAGCAATTCTTCATGATGCCCTGCTTGCCCCTTAAGATTCGCGATCTCGAAGCCATGTTTCAGCAAGGTATCATGAATGTTCTGACTGTCCGAATCTCTCATAGTCTTCGTTTCAGCACGGTCTTTCTCTACTTTATGGAACTTAAAGTATAGATAGGCTATGCCAAGAACGCATAGAACTATTGGAAGGGCTGCTGGTGGTATAGCAGCCACTACTGTTGCTAGAGCTTCCATTATTCATTCTCCCAGAAACATGTAACTACGAAGTTCTCATGATAGATGTCCGTTTCGTTTATTCCACCCTTAAGACCTATGCAAGCAAGCGGAGAGTTATCCGTATTATGGAATGCGAAACTGAGCTGATTAGTATAGTTAGGATTGCCGGATACGTCATAACCTTCAAGCATGTAATGATAGTTATGTGACTGTGCTCCATCCATGATTACAGGTGGATTAGGATTAGGAACCCATGCTTGCTCAGCTTCATCCCATACAGTTTCAGACCAGTACTGTGAGAAAGGAACGAGAGAAACCTTTCTTTCAGATTCCGGACATACAGCAACTGAACCAATTACTTTAGTTGGGTATTTACCATTCTTCATTGGCAATGACCACTGCTTGAATAGTTTGGTGCATGAACCATCATTATTAGGATCATACATAGTAGTCTGCATCTCAATAGACGCTGGGTTATCGGTCCATTGAACAGATCTTCCATTCTCGGTTACTACTGCAGAAAGAACCTTGCCATTATCACCGGACACAGGAGGAGGAGCGAAGAAACCATATTCTTCCTGTCCACCACCAGCATACTTACAGTAGATATTGCCGCTATTCTTATTGAGGTCAACTTCTACTGCTGTTGAGTAGATAGGTCCGTAAGCACCGGCGCCTTGATACGTCTTAATAAGTACATCATCACCGGTTACACCGATATTCTCTCTTGCTTGAGCCTTCTCAGCTTCAGTGAAGTTCTGAGCATGGTCAACCATCACAGTCTTGGTCTCGCAAGGATACCATACTTCAGACCAACCTGCAGCGCCGTAGCTTTCTGCAGCTGGGTGTTCGCTGTCGTTGAATGGATCTGTATGAGTACCTGTAATGAGAGAGTTACGGAACTCCCAAGGAAGAATATACATGGAAGGTGTGCTGTATGTAGAACGGTAACATCCATTACCTGCGTTCAATAGACATTCAACACGCATCTGTGTATAGTATGTAAAGTACTGCGATGTCTTAACCCAGACTTCACACTTATCTCTTGGACCATAGTTGCCGCTTGCTCTACGAGTCAATACCTTTACACCAAGAATTGACATTTCAGCATGATCGTTCGCTGTATGATCTGCCCAAGCAACTTCGCATCTTGCTACATTTAGCGCAGGAATGAAGTTACATCCCATGTTCAATGTTGCAGATTCAGCAGGACAGTCGCCTGTGCCGTTATTCGTAACTACGAACTTCAATGACAGCTCATAGCCATAGGAATAACTGTCAGATGTACCAGGCGAAAGTTCACAGATCTTGAACCATGTATCGGTCCAAGTACCATCATTGAAACGTCTGTAACATTCAACGAAGCCTTTCTGCTCAGCTGCATCTATGTTAAGACGTCCTTGGGCTTTCTCATTCTTGGTGAAGTCCTGTGCAATGTTAGTTACTACTGTATTATTCTTCATATTAAACTCCTATACGAAATAACTAGACCTTCTTATATGGAACTAGGCCACCACCTGTGCTAAGAATGTCAGTCCATTGCATCAAATCATGGTAATTTGAGTCTGACTGATAGATTCCACCATTCCAGTCATAGTTATTGCCTTCAGCACGCTTTACGACCAGACCTGTAGTATAGCTACCACTTGCTACATGGAAGTTATTGAATGTCAAACCAATGTCATGATCTGCTGCCCATTCAAACTTGATGTAGAATGTGTTCCTCTGGTTATTATTATTCTTAGCTGTTAAAGTTGCAGTGTTATGAGATGAACCGTTATTCGTCAAGACCAACGGCGATGCGGAAACATTATTGCAGTCAAGATATTGGAATCTATAGCTTGACCAGCTCTGCCATGCACTACCATCCCATACATACATATTAACGAATTGGTTGCCGTTGGTATTATTTGCAGCAAATAGATCATACTGACCCCAGTAAGTAGTCGTTGAAGATATTTCATAGAACTTACTCTGGTATGTACGGACTGCTGCCTTCAATACTGCTGTAACTGTCATGTCGCCTGTTACAGTGAAAGAATTGCCTTGAATGGTATTTCCGTTCACTACATAATGGTCAAGTTGATAATCAGCAGATGTCGTTACTGATAATGTAATAGTGTCACCATAATGTGCAGTACTTGACGACGGTGTTATCGTTCCACCAGTTGGATTCGTTACAGAAATATTATATGCAGTTTGCTGGAAGTAAGCAGTTACCACCGCATCTTCAGCCCCTAGCGTGAATGTAGAGCCTGTTATGGTCTGTCCATTTACAGTATAATGGTCAAAGTAATTATGAGCCTGCGGCGTGTTAGAAAGCGTTATCTCAGTTCCCATAGTACCGCTGTTTGGATTTGCTGAAGCAGTACCATTTCCAGAAACATTAACAGTTACATTATAGACATTTGCTTTGAAATGTGCTGTAATGTATGCGTCTTGATTGCCAAATCGGAACTTATTATTCTCAATGATAGCACCGTAGCTGTCATAGTAATCAAAGCTATGACCTGATGATGCTGTGGGATATAATGTTACTTCATCACCTTTATATCCAGACATAGGATTAGCAGAAAGAGTACCGCTACCTTCAACGTTTAGATAAACGTTTCTAAGGCGGCGGAGATCTATCCACTTATCATTGAATGTCCATATCTTTCCATTCTTCTTTAACATTATAAACTCCTTAAGGCAATGACTTCCAACCATAAGGTATCTGTGCAAGTTCAGCAGAACCAGATGCTGTGTTGATACCTGCTTGATAGAATGCCATTATGTAGTTATCATCATCTGAAAGGTCGATGTACTGGCAAGCTTTATTATATGTATCAAGAATGCCAGTTTCCAAGTTAGAACACATTGCTGCATAGAACTGAAGTATTTGAAGACTTGAGAAGTCAAGATCTGGTAAACGTTTGAGATTGGTACATGTACTAAACATACCAGACATATTAGTTACATTATGAGTATCTAAAGTAGGTACTTCTATAAGATTCTCACAGTGGTCAAATGTTTGCTGCATATTTACTATATTTGAAGTGTCAATCATAGGTAAAGTAGTTATTGATGTATAAGCAAATGTAGACGTCATGATAGTCTGGCCTTCTGGATTAGCACCAAGTATCTCAACTACGTTATCACATTTCTGTAACATCAAACCCCATGATGAACCCGGATATACATCGTACTGATCTTCAGTGCCTTCAACTTTAACAGCACGACTGTATGTATAGTCAGGCATAAGGTTTGGATCTTGCTGTGAATACTGAGGAACCAGTCCGTCAGATGTTCGCACTCTTATGACACCAGCTGGAAGATTGAGTGGGTTATAATCAACAGCATGAACCCACTTATTATCCTTTACTACTACCTTTCCATTATACTTTAACATCATGAATCCTTTATTAGACGAATAGTCAGATATTCACCTTTATTTGCTGAAGTCATGCCTATATTGCTTGATGTTCGGTTATTTATGCTGCAAAGCACAGCAGTAGCAGAGCCATCATATTCTTCATTTGAACTCCACATCCAAGTATATGAACCTGCCATATAAACACTAGTTCCATTATTTGATCTTGCTGTAGGCAGTGCAGTAAATCCGAAGTCATCAGTACCATTTCCATCTGTTCCTTGCCAAGCCGTCCATCCAGTAGTAGACTTAAGCAAACCACCACCGTTCTTTCCAACGTAGTTATATAAAGTTATCCATTCAGCACTACTAGGAAGATGGAAACCGTCAATGGTTGCTGCAACTCTATTAGCAGCTTCCCAAGTATAGTAGTACTGAGTACCAAAGTCAACACCATTTGCAGATGCAGGCAACTTTACTATACCACTGCCGCCATCATCAACAGCAAGATTCTTAACAGTCCATTTCTGAGTACCAATAGTAACAGTCTTCATTCCTGGTGTAGGAGGATCTGGCTGTGGCCCAACACCTGGGACAGCATTAAGCCAGTTACCGTTTATCTTTGCTATGTTTCCACTAATCTCAAGCATTTCTTACCTTAAGCATCAGTACAGTTGATGGTGATAGTGGACGACTCAGATGAACCTGTGTACTCACCAATCAAAGTCTTAACAGAGTTTACGACTTTATAAATTCTAGTCTTTACTGTCTTAGAGTTGGTTTGAGGATATCCCATCACTCCCATATTAAATGAAACTGAACTTACGCTGTCAGCCTTGAATTTAATGTACTCAGCTGTATGATAGTCGTCTCCATAATGTAGACGACATGGTTCTAGCATCGCCGTTCCTATGGCATTCTCTAATGTGCCATCGTAACTAGTAGTTTCGGTCACAGTAGGGTTAGCACCATTGATGGAAGGTGTAACGCCATTTATCTTAAAGTTATATACACCAAAGCTATTATAGTAACTGGATGTACCATTTGGATCCCAACCTTCAAACAGATAGTATGTTTCTGGCGGCGGTGGCAATTCACCAAGATATGAATTGCCAATCTTAACGAGTTTATTCTCAATAGCGTAAAGCTTTGCCATGTTAAATTTCTCCTTTATGTTAAATAACTAGCTCGCAGTATTACGTCCAATTCTGTGCATCAGATAAGTACTTAAATCCTGCTACTTTGATATTCTTCATTGCAGCAATTTCACTATTGTAAGTTCTCTTGGGTTTAAGACCAAATTTAGATATAGTAATAGGATCTACTTTAAGAGTTGCGGTACCAAGTAATGTACTGCCAATATAGGTATAACATTTCTTAGCATTTCTATCAAATACAAGCTTAAAGCGTGAATAAGAACCTTTAGTCCATTTGGAAGCACAATACATGTAAGAAATATAATCTATTGTTTGAGAACCTATAGCAGGTGCTTGTGAATCAGTAGTCCATGCAGATACCTGTTTAGTAATACCAACGAAGCCAGGATAACTCATTTCCTTCCTGGCATGCATTTGCCATATAACGTCTTGAGTTGAATTAGTCAAGAATATATATGCTCCGTTGCCAGAACTAGTACCAGTTTCTAATAAAGCATCGAAGATATATGTAAAGTAATTCCATGAACTTGATGATGGCATACCTGTAAATGTTTGCCAAATAATAGTTGAGCCAGACGCTCTATATTCAGTAGAACCTAAATTAACGTATTGTTGCATCGCTGAACTGAATGTACCTACAACGGAAACGTCAGAACCGTTAATGTCGAACTTGTTGCCGTCATACAACGTTGCGCCAGTAACTGTATAGTTGCTAAATTCATAACCGAAATCTGGTGTATTGCTTAAGGTAACAGTGGTGCCGTTACCGCCTTGGTTAGGAGATGCTGTTACAGTACCGTGAGAACCGGAAGTCGTTACATTATAGATGATACTATTAGGCCATATCTTATCGCCATTAAAGTAAAGCGAACAGGAGTTACCATTATAGATAACGTCCTGTATGTTTGGATTTAATACCAATGAACTCATGTTAAGCTCCTGTTACGATGTAAAGAATGTCATTTCCAGTAGCAGCAGCAGAACTTGCAACTACTTGAACTGGAATAGTGTAGTTCTCCATTGCAGTTTGAGTAATGAAGTTAGATACATCAGGTATAGCAGCGCTTACAGTCTGTACATCAGCCTCAACGTTTCCAACTTCTGTCTTTGTAGCTAGGTTAGAAACATCAGGAATAGCAGCACTTACTGTTTGAATCTCAGCTTCCAATCCAGTAACGGCGGATTCTGTTACATACTGACTCAAATCAAGTTCTTCAAACTCTACTTCCTCAGATTCTGGAATCTTGCCACTTACTTCATCAACAGCGCCAGATACAGTCTGAATATCAGACGCATTCTGAGCAACATCACCAGTTACAGCAGCAAGCTCAGGATATGTTACATAATCACCAGTAACAGATCCACCACCAGTTGAAGAAATAACGAGATTAGCGCCGCTTTCTGTGATGGTAATATTGCTACCAGCAATAAGATTTACTTCAGCTGGCTTATTCAATATCTCAGCAACGCCGCTAGTAGCATTCCAGTCAGCATTAACTTGAGGTTCTGGAATAGTAGCAGTAACTTCTTCAAATTCTTCACGTGTAACGAATGTGCTTGCATCACCACCAGCAGCAGAGATTACGAAATCATCACCGCTAACCGCAATAGTTACATTCTGTCCAGCAATAAGATTAGATTCAGTAGGTTTATTAAGAATCTCAGCCTTACCAGAAACAGCAGTCCAATCTGCATTTACCTGTGCTTCAGGTACGGCCGCAGATACTGCTTCTAATTCTTGCTTAGTTGCCAAATCTGATACGTCAGGAATTGCTGCGGAAACAGTTTGAAGATCTGCTTCAGTAGCAAGGTCAGAAACATCAGGTATAGCAGCTGATACTGTCTGCAAATCTGCATTAGTTGCGTAGTCACCTTCAGGCTGGAGACCAGTAACAGCAATTTCATTATTCTCAATGGAAATGTACTGTCCTGCATTATAGTTTGAACCGCCTGACGCAGAGATTACATAATCATCACCACTTGCAGTAATAGAAACATTCTCACCAGCAATGATGTTAGCAACAGACATCTCGACGATTTCTGGCTTATTCAAGATTTCAGCAACACCTGAAGTAGCGTTCCAATCGGCATTTACCTGAGGATCTGGAATAGCAGCAGATACTGTCTGCAAGTCAGATTCTGTAGCGAAGTTGCTTACATCCGGTATAGCAGCGCTAACGATTTGAAGATCATCTGCAACAGCTTGGACTTCAGACTTGCTAGCCAAATTAGATACATCAGGAATGGCAGAACTTACTGTTTGTATCTGTTCTTCAAGTCCAGTAACTGCAGATTCAGTAACGAATTGAGAAAGATCTAATTCTTCAAACTCGATTTCCTCATATTCTGGGATAGCAGCACTTACGCTATCAACTGCCGCACTTACAGTCTGCAAGTCAGCCTCAGTAGCAAATCCAGTTACAGGAGGTACTGTAGCTGAAATCTGAATACCATTCTGAACGTCTTCAATGACGATGTTCTGACCAGCAATGAGCGGTGTTTCATTCGGCTTATTCTTGATGTAGTCAGGTTCGCCTGTTGCTGTTTGAGTCCAGTCAGACTGTACTTGTGCAGCAGGAATACCAGCCGATACTGCTTCAATAGCACCAGAAACGAATTGGACTTCAGATTCAGTAGCGAGGTTGCTAATATCAGGAATTGCTGCAGATACTGTCTGAAGATCTTCGTTAGTAGCATAGTCTCCAGTTACTGCTGCAAGTTCGCCGTGTGTAACGAAATCAGATACATCAGGAATAGCGGACGATACTGTCTGAATCTGTGACTCTATTGCAGTTACTGCACTTGCTTGAGCAAATTGAGAAAGATCCAATTCCTCAAACTCAACTTCTTCAGTTTCAGGAATAGAAGCAGATACAGAATCAACAGCAGCACTTACAGTCTGCAAATCATTCTCGACTGCATTTACTTCGTCCTTAGTAGCAAGGTTAGAAATATCTGGAATAGCTGCAGATACTGTTTGGACATCGTCTTCAACAGACTGTACTTCATCCTTAGTTGCCAAATTAGAGATGTCCGGAATAGCAGAAGAAACCACTTGAACGTCATGTTCAACTGCTTGGACAGAATCCTTAGTAGCAAGGTTTGAAATGTCAGGTATTGCTGCACTTACTGTCTGAATATCTGCATTAACCTGGGCAAGATCTTCAACTGTTGCTTGACCAGTAGCAGAGATAGTAACTGTGCTTCCGCTCTCAACGATAGAAATACCAGGACCAGCAATTACTTCTGTTTCTTCTGGCTTATTCTTGATGTAGTCAACCTGAGTATCATCAACCTGAGTCCAGTCAGACTGAACCTGCTCAAGAGGATTACCAGTAACTGCTTCAATCTCGCTTTGAAGAACTGAAGTAGCAGAACCTACTTCATCCTTAGTAGCATAGACATTTAGATCTGGCTTATTGAGAATGAATGCCTTGCTGTCAGGATTTGATTCATCCCAGTCAGACTGTACTTGAGCGTCAGGCAATGCAGCAGAAACTGCTTGGATGTCAGCATTCAACTGTTCAATATCACCAGTAACACCGTTAACCACTTCAGTGAGATTAGTAACATTCTCATTGATATTAACTATGTCGCCTGTTACATTCGAGATTTCTGTTATAATGTTAGTGACATCACCAGTTACATTCTCAATCTGATTTACTATATCACCTGTAACTTGAGCCAGCTCTTCCTGAGAAACACATCCAGACGGAATGATAGAAGGATCTACGGAAATAGTATCGTCTTCAATTACTATTCCATAACCAGCTTCATATTCAGGAACGATAGCAGAAACAGATGCAGATACTTGCTCAATCTCATTCTGAATGTTGATGATGTCGCCAGTAACATTATTGATAACTTCTGTAACTTCTGTAATGTAATCATTGAAGTTGATGACTGTTACATACTGGTCCATTCCAGACACTGGTTGCATACCAGTTACAGAGATTTCATTCTCTTCGTCAATAGAAATACCAGGACCAGGCTTAAGCAACTGAGCACCACCTCCACCTTGAACGGCAGAGTTGAGCTTTACGATCTGCAATGTCTGAATGTATGCATCATTCCAGTTGACGCTTGGCCCAGGAGCAAAGTAAAGAATGTTGCTGCAGTCAACAGGTGATGTCTCGCCTTCGTCCAATACTTTACGAATGAATGTCAACTTCAAGCAGTGACGGTCTCCAGTAGTCAACGGACCGGTTTCATCTAGCTGCCATGCAACGTCTTCATTTGCATTACCATTGCCTGTATAGACCAAAGTTTCATCGAGTCTATTTACTTCTGTTCCTAATTGCTGTTGGAAACGAATGACACAGTTAACCAAGTAAAGACCTGGCTTGAGGTACATATACTTAGGATACTCATTGGTTTCATCGCCGTTAATCAGACCGTAATCAATGTGGTCAATGAAGTCACCTTGATAGTCTGGATTAGAAGGCAAAGCCAATGTCTGACCTGTTTGATTTCCTATAAGCGCCTGAGTAGCACCATACTGACCGAGCCAATGCTGTGCCTCATACTGAGACGGCATACCACCTGAACCGCCACCAGCAGCTCCAGCCTTTACATTATAACGGCTCATTACGAGCGAACCGAACTTATTATAGATGTAAACATCGTATGCATAGTCAGGAGACGCCAATACGATATTAGAGCCGAGACTGTCTAAAGGAATCTTGAACGGATGCAATGTGCCATCGAAGTCAGAGGCACAGTAATACTTATTTCGTGTACCGTGGATGTATACTTCAATCCAACCGTCAGTGAGCGGCTTACCAGCGGTATTTACTATCTGGAAAGCTGGGTCTAGAAGATACGCCCACTGGACTATATCTAAATCGTTAATCATTTAAATCCTTCCTCCAAGGCATAGCCGAATGATTTATGTCTATTGAATAATTAGAAAGGTACTAGGTATAAATTATAGAAAGGAGAATAATATGAAGTTACCGACCTGGATAAATCCGCATAGAAAGCGTAGATCGGACCTTTCGTATTCAGATCCTGCATACACGAAGTATTACGACCTTGATTTAACTGACTTCCAACAGCTAGTAATGAAACTCAAATCTGGTGATAGATTAACTGATACAGAGAATGATAGGTATGGTATGTACATATTGACTGTATGTATTATCTGTATGGAAGGACCGAAATTTAAGAATAAACCATACCAAGAGAAAGAACAGATTCTTGAACAGCAATACTGGGAATTACTACCTGGAGTACTACTGTTCAATCCCGAGAAGGGTAAACTATACTCTTACTCATATAGAATTGCTTATACAGCAGCCTGTCATTTCTATACTAATAGACAGGAGCGAGGTCGCCGACAGAAATGCATAGATGAACACTGTCAGGAAGAATATGATCTTTACCTCGATGAATATTCCACACATAAGATAGGAGTCCAACATGGAAGAGACTAAGAAGCAACCAATCATTAACATAGTACCAGCCGATAACGGTGGATGTGGTTATTACCGTTTGATGCAGATAGGATACATGCTGCAACAGCAACGATATGATGTAACTATCTCGGGAGCCGGTAAGTATCGTGCATTTGCTCAGGATATCGTATACACACAGCGAATCCTTACAGAGAGTTTAATGACTAAGCTTATTGAATGGAAGAAGCAAACTAACATCAAGAAACTTATCATTGACTATGATGATCTCATTTGGGAATATAAAGGTGAGTCTTTGCCTGACTATAACCTTTGCAGAAATAAACTTGACTGTAAAGGAAATACTGAAGCAATGAAGAAGTACCTTAACATTCTTGCTGACCACATTACAGTCACTACCGAAGAACTCAAACAGTCATTACTTCAATTCGTTCCTGCTGAGAAGATAACAGTCATTCCGAACTGTCTAACTTATAAAGAATGGTATTTCCCACGCACACCTACGCCTAAGGAAGATATCTTCTATTATGCTGGTTCATATACTCACTATGATAACATTAATAAGAAATTGGGTGACTTTGATAAGAATCTCGTTCAGTACTTGAATAATAAGAAAGTAATCGTAAAGTCAACAGTGCCTTACTTCATCAAGCCTTATAAGAATACACCAGGCAATTACCTCACGACATACGCACCATCATTCTATCAGGAAACACGTGAAGCAAAGTTTATTCTGGCGCCATTAGCAGATAATGAATTCAACAGATGTAAGTCAGATTTGAAGTATCTTGAGTCTGCAGCTGTTGGTAAAGTCTGCTTAGTATCTGATTTCCCGGGATCTCCGTTTGAGGGCGCTCATCCTTATCAGAAGATACCCGTAGGGTCAACCGCTACAGCGATAAAGTACATCGTAGAGCGTGCTGGAGAGCATTACGATGAAATTCTACAGCACCAATATGAATACTTGAATAAGCGATGGTTAGATAACCGAATCGGTGAATATAAGAAGATACTTGAGTTACAGTAATAAAGAAACCCCTGAGCGGTCTGCCCAGGGGTTAAATTATGCACGAAGCAATGTTAGATTACTGAACGATGAGGTTCGGAACTACGTCCTTAACGCAGACGTAAGCAACTCCCCTTGGCTCAACGATACCTGCAAGAGCAGTTACGTTCCAACGAGTCTTATTCTCACCCTTCTCAACATTGACTGCACGAGCGGTATGAACCGTGATGCCTTCAATAGCATTAGAAGTGAGGTCAGCGTTAGACCAATCAGTCTTCTTGAGAGTATCAAACTCCATAGTACCATTCAAACGGATGATACCAGTGTAGTAGACACCAGCCTTGATTGGGTTGACGAGCTTCTTAGATGCGAACGAAGCTGCTGTGATAGCATCGCCATTCTTATCGCAAGCTTCCTTAGTTCCCTGACCAGCGAGGTCAACAGGACGAACCTTAACGGAACCAGCAGTTGCGTCTTCAATAGCAATGAATGCCTTCAATGTAGAAGTCTTATTACCAATCAAGTTAGTAGCATAGACATCTTCAACGAAGAGCGGAGTACCAGCAGGAATGGTTTCTGTTACGCCAGAAAGAGCAAGAACGTCAGCAGAAGCACCCGGAGTCTGTGTATAAGATGCTACGGTTGCAGATGCCAATTCATCAGCAAGTTCCTCAGAGATTACGAGCTGCGGCAAGAATTGCTGGAAACGATACTCGGTAGCACCGTCCTTAGTCAAGTCGCCCTTAGCGTAGAGAGGATCTGCAGTAACAGGTGTGAATGCACGACCGCTAGATGCAAGGATAGAGTCAATCATCGGGTCAACGAAGCCGTACTTAGCTTCAGACGAGATGGAACGAAGGAAGCCGTTAGCCTTAGTGAGCGGGCTCCAACCAATACCAACGAAGGCAACGTTCTGACGGCCAATGTCGTCATTGATAACGTCCTGAGTCAAACCTTCGATAATTGCCTTACCGTTCGGAATAGCAATTTCCTTATCCCAGTTAACGTCTGTAACTGCTTCAACGAAGTCAGTATCAATCATTACGTTACCGTACTGGAGTTTCTTAGTAACCTTACGTTCAACGAGGTTGCTAGACTGTCCAGTGATATCCTTACCACGGACGTACTTACCAGCATCACGAACGACGAAGTCATATTCGTCACCGTTACGCTTACCAACGAGTTCAGAGCCGAAGTAGCTCTTAGAACCAACTGTGAGATAGCCAGCGACTTCAGCTGCACGAACAGCGATGAGGTCAGTCTTGCGATTCTTTACGAATGTATTAGCCATGATTTAATTCTCCTATGAATTAGCCTCTAGGATGTTCCTTAAGGTATCTGTTCCAGTAGTTAGTGTCAGGTACCGTCGGAGTAGAGGTAGATGATGTATTCGTTATCTGTTTCCCAATGACGGGAATGTTTGGTTTAGGTTCCTGAGCTGCAGGCTGAGCAGGTGCTACAGGAGCAGGCTTAGGAGCGTGATAATTCTCAAGGATCTGGTCGGAGATAACTCTTACGTTATACTTCAATGCTTCAGGATCCCTGCTGCGGAATAGGCGACGGAGCGTGTCCATGTTAGTCATCAATTCTCTAAGAACTACAGGATATTCTTGAAGAGTATCAAGATAGTTGAGAACGACGTTATTAGGATCGTTATCCTTCAGAGCATCAGCGAAGTCTTTACCGCGTGTAGCAATGAGATTACGATAATCATCTAGATCTTTGCCTTCAAAGCAATGTTCGGTGATGATTCTGTCCTGCTCAATATCCAACTGCTGTTGCTCGTATGCGTCTCGCTCACGAATGGACTTCAACTCGTCCTGCATGTCGCGTTTAGCAAATTCATTACGAACGTATGCTGCAGAGTCAGGCGAACCATCTTCCTTCTTGAAATGCTGTTCTTCTAGACCTTTACGTTTCTCAAGCTCGGCTTCAAGCTCTTTAATACGAGCTTCATACTTTGCTTTCTGTTCTTTACGCTTATTCTTCTCCCTGATGAATGCATAGTCCCTCTTATCCATTTCTTTCTTGTGAGGGTCATTCTTCTCGGGTGTGGTATCAACTTTCTCATCCTTAGTTTCGGCAGGCTTGGCATCTGGGTTATCAGCCTTGGCGTCAGGTTGCTTTACTTCTTCAGACTTAGGTGCATCGTCATTGGTAGTAACAGCTTTATCTTCAGGAGAAGTGACGTCCTTAACTTCTGATTTAGAATCATCGACTGCAGGTTCTGTTGATGGGACAGTCTCTGGAGTTTCAGGTTCCTTAGCTGGTTCTGTAACCGGTTCTGCCGGTTTATCGTTCTTATCAAGATATGCAAGAACTTCTTCGGTACTCATTGGCATAGGCGAGTAAATTCCTAAATCCGGTGTTATTCAAGTTAGGCAAGCACGGCCACCGTTACCGTGCTATACCTTTAATAATTAGTAGATTCCAATTATCTGTCGAAATAATAATTAGCCTGAGAGTTGGCGTCCTCTTGGTCTATCATGTCCCCAGCGTTCATCCCAGAATTTATTAAGAGATGAACCAACTGATTTAGGCAAGTAACCATAAGTACCGTTTACTATTGACGATACAGTTTCAGGTTCTACACCAGCGTAGGCATTACCATAGACAGTCATGACTTTCGTTGATGGATCATACTGTATTGGACTGTCAACCCAGCTAGAAGACTGCTGAATATTTCTACGAGGATACTGATCGTCCCAATACTCAGGAACCGATCTTTCTCTCAGTTCTGCTTTAGCGTATAGAATTCGTTTAGCAAATTCTTTCTGAGGACCAGGAGGAAGCTGCTCAACTTGAGCCCATTCAGCAGCTAGATCTCCCTGACGTGGGTCAAGTAAGTAGTTATGATATTCTTCTGTCTGTCTAGCTGCAGCCAAACGAGGGCCTGACATCAATGCATTATTACCAGCAGCGGGACTAGTAAGTATGTTAAATATCATATTAACCTCCTAATGATTTAACTGCATCAGCAGCACCTTCAATGTAGGCCTGCTGTTCGCGGATCTCAGAGTCAGTTTCTCTTTCTGCCTCAGCGACAGCAGATTCTGCAGCCTTGATATTGATTTCCTGTTGCTTCATGATAGCATCGTTATCAATCTTAACGCCTTGCTGTTCAAGTTTAGCAGTCTCAAGCATCATCTTATCCTGTTCAGCAATCTGGAACTTATTGAAGTCCAATACTCGCTGTTCACGGTTATTCATCATAGAAAGTTGAGCCATGTCAAGCTGCTTTCTCAATTCTGCAACTTCTTGCTGTGATTGTTCAAGCATCATCATAGTTTCATTCATCTGCATCTGCATCTGGTTCATAACGTGAACAGCAGCAGGATCTTGATTCTCTTGAATGAATCGGATATTAGGCGGAAGGTTAGCAACGATGTTACGGCTAAGGTCTTCACCAAGATCATTCTTCAAGGTATCAGCGAAGTACTTGGCAAGAATTGGTTTCATTTCGTCTGGCATGATAGTTCCCATAGCAGTCAATTCCTGACGAGCCTTCATTTCTCTAGTAATGACTGATGGTCCATTCTCAAGGGTAAACTGGAGATCCTGACCATTATTCAAGAACTCAATTTCAATTCTGCCGAGAGCACGAACTGCTTTATAGGCATTATTATAGTAAGATGCTGTATTAGATTCCTTAGATGTTTCCTGTCGTAGAATCTCTGTTGCTGTTCTTTCTCTCTGGTCAATGATACCAGTAAGAGGGATTCCCAAGGTATCTTCCATCAATGTGCGGCATGTGGAAATAGTATTCTGAAGGTCACCAGTCTCGAAATTCTCAGAAAGAAGTACTGGCTGATGTTCACCTTTCCAGAGCACAGCAACGGAATCATCTTGGTTCATTGCAGCAATGTTCTTCTCTAAACCATCAATAGCGTCTACGTTAGCCATGATGTTTGCCTTAGCAGATCTTCCCACTCGCTCAATCAGTGAACTGTATGCAATGTTAGCACCAAGTTCAAGATTCAATGTTTGCTGGATAATGCCGTTATAGTTAATCTCGTCATTCTCGAAGATTTGGTTACCAGCAATACGAAGAATAGGAATGATCTTAATTGGCAATGCGATAGACTGAACTACTTTATCGCCAACGATCTTATGATAGTCAACGTGTCCGTCCTTTGACTTGCAGTAATATGAAATGACTGCAACAGTATCTTCTGGACGATTCCATTGAGTAAACTGTGAGAAAGATATAAAGCAATCTGACTCAGGATATGTTAAAGGAACTACATCGTCGCCATACAGTCTCTTAGCTTTCTTAAGAGGAATAAAGTTAATGACTGCACCTTCTTCAGCGTCAGATCCTTCAGGAGTGACTACGGAAGGGTCAAAGGCGATAGCGTCAATGTGCTGTGCAGATTCAACGATGATCTTTGGCTGTCCAGTAAATTCATCTTCAACAGTAGTAGCAACCAAGAAGCCGTAACCTGTAAGTACGGCTTTACGGAATGCATCGCCGATAGCGAACTTAGTGTCCGTATCTGCTTCAATTACATCAATAGCTTTCTGAACGATCTTATTGGCATCTTGGTCTTTCTCTGTCAACTCAACGTGCCAAGGTGAGGCACTGATTGGTGAACAGATAGCGTTTGCCATAGGATTCCAGTTATTAAGAGAAAGGTTTATTCTCTTCTTTCTCTTATACTTCTTGGTATAGTCTTTATCCCAGAAGTCGCCAGAATAGCGTCTCATATCGTTAACTGCACGCTGAATCGTGTCATTATATCTGTTATTAGACTTGACCAAGAATGCATTGCAGTTCTCTATAATTTCTCTTTCATCCATTATGAAACCTCTTTACTACGAATAATTAGTTTAGGTCTTATCTGGCCAACCTGAGATTACTTGAGCATCAAACTCAAATGGTCCCATATACCTGAATGAATCTGTAGCACCGCTACCGCCAACAGTAGCAAATCCATACCACTTAGTGATTCTCCAAGTCAAGCTGTTTATGTCTGAACCACCCATCCAGTAAAGTGACTTAGGCCAAGGTATCTGAGTACCAGCCTCACTGTCATATTCTCCACGTGTTCTTTCTACAGTGTCAAGTACTGTAGTAGTACCCATAATGCAGAAGAATCCCTTAGTTGGATTTGAAGGCTCAGGAAGGATAACGGTCTGTCCAACGTAGCTATCCATCTTCATTCTGACGTTCAAGATACCAACAGTGAACATTTCAAATTCAGTCATGTAAATATTCGGGTCAGTCTTACCAGTCTCGCCAGTATGTGGATCTTGCCAGTTATCTATCTTTCCACGGAATACATAAGCATTGTAACCTTGAGCACCAGAAGCAGTAAAGTAACTATTCCAATCAATAGTCATGCTATGGTGACCAGGGAATGATCCCTTATTATCCTTATAAGTATAGATGTTATACTGTTCATACTGTGTTGAAACACCACGGTAGATTCCAATAGGATGTTCAGAAAGACCAGTATTATTAGTAATGACCAATCCTTTAGCAAGCCAGTTAGCAGCATGATGCAAACCACCAGCAGGAGTATTAAGAATGATCTTTCCTGATACGTAGTTATCCTTGAATGTACCAGACATGAAACGAGTAGTAATCAATGTAGCTTGATAGACGCCTTGCTCATTATAGATTGGGAATGTAAATTCATCACCATGAACGCCGTAGAGATAGAACTCTGCACCAATGTTACAGTCCTTAACGTCTGCGTATGCACAGTACTGATTAGCACTAATAACAGTGCGGTAATAAGCACCAATTCCCTGAACGTCAAATGAAGCACCGACATTAGATTCTCTAGAAGAAAGGTTCGTTGCTGTATATGTAACGCCTTCTTCGCCATTTATAGTAGAGTTATTGATAAGAGTGATAGAACCAGGATTTCCTGTAGGTGCATTACTATCAAGAGTTACAGTAGAATCATCAATGATAAGGTTACATCCATTCCAAGCCAGCTTAATAGCGCAGTGTCTAAGAGTAACATTTGCGTTGGCAGGGAATGCATAGTAGCCTGTGCAGTTCTCAAGAACGAAGTCTGTTGCTTGCTGACCGAGAGCAATAACATCAAACTCTGTATAAGGATTCTTCATATTCTTTACAGACAGAGCAGTCGATGTAATCTTATTGCCTGTGTACATGCTGAACGGAAGGCCAGGAGCAAGGTCTTCATAGTCAAAGTATGGATTAGGATCCATAGTGCAGCGAATCTGCTTATAAAGATAAATGGCGTTCTTGAAGTCACGTAGGTCTATCTGACAGTCCGTGCAGCAGTTAATCAAGTTAGCTGCATTCTCACCGGAAAGAATGAACATCTTCTCGTTAAGCACGCAGTTATTGAATGTATTATCTACTTGGTTAATGTTATCTGAACCCAAGTTACCGTTCAATTCAAACGAACAGTGAGTAAAGTTATGTCCATAGAGCGGACTGATTTGAACGTTAATGTGTGCGTCCTGCCAATTCTTCTGAACGGACTGTTGGTCAATAACTACAGTTTCATATCCACTGTATGACTTAGCATTCCAAGAAGTCTTGATATTCTTGGCGCCAACGATGTTAGTGTTTCCCAAAGTAAAGCGTGGGTTACCATTCCAATCGCCTTGGAATGTGTTATTACCAGCATCATAGAATCGTGTATCTGGAGTTACATCAAATGCATCACACACTACGTTCATGTTGCTGAAACGGAACCATCTATAGTCCATAGAACCATTGAAGAATGGTCTTAAACCATGTAGCATACAGTAGACGCAACACTGACCGATCTGATAGGACTGGTCAGGTGTATTATATGAATTCTGCGGGAATGCACCAAAGTGACGAGTATCGCAATGCTCGGTTGGCTGTGTCATAATCCAACGACCGGTAATAAGGTCATCGCATTTAATGACAGAACCACCGTTATCAGCAGCAGTAGAACCAGATGCCCATGTATAGTTGATTGGTTCTTTATCGCCGACTGCATTATAGCCAAGCAATGTAATTTCAATAGCACCAGCAACCTCAGGAACAGAATCAACTTCCAATGCTCTCAATGCTGAGATAGAAGGAACGCAAGTAGCTGCATTTGCTGTCAAGTGAGTGTTATATGACTGTTGGTTCTCAGCTGTATACTGCAACGTCCACTTAGACTGGTCGGACGTATCAATTCCGATCATCTGTTCTTCAGCAAGTGTGCCGTGACCAATGTACTTAAAGAAATAAGCAGTCACATCTTCGTTAATGAATACTTGATGTTCAGTACGGCCATAGATGTCTGTTATCTGAGGATTAGCAAGATCTGTTCCATCTTTATCGTAGATCGGTGCAGATGTATTGCCGTCCTTAACCATGAACTGAACACAGCCACGAAGCGGCTTGCTCTGGTTATCGTAATATCTGTCCCAAATGTCGAAACTTCTCATGTTATCTTTCTCCAAAGCGGATCTTCCACTTTCTTTCTATTTCTTCTCTGCGTTTACGTTCCTTCTCTTCCTCTTCCTCTTCTTCTAGTTTCTGATTGAGCCAAGGTCCAGCAATAGGTACTCGGTTAATCATTGCGCGGTTATTATCTTGAGCGCCATATTCGTTAGTGAGGATATTCTTAAGAGATTCTTCAGAGCGTAATACACGTTCGGTTGGTGCTTCGTTGATATATCTAGCTTCCTGAAGGTCAGGATACTTTGCTGCAACAGCACGGTCTGCCTTATCCAAAGGTTGACCTGTACGTAGCTTTCTTCTAACTCTCCAATAAGCATCATAAGCTTCATCACCTTGATAAAGGTCAGCAATGTCTTGCTGTCTTTCAGTCAACTGAACACCACGTACGTCCTTAGTATGAAGTGCCTTCTTGGAAACTTCAGCACTCTTAGGATTCATAAGCTCTTTCCTAATCATTTCCTGAGTCTTTGGCTGTTTGACTTCACCCATTCTCTGAGAGAATTCCTTAAGGCCAGGAACATATCTAGTAGCACGTCCAACAGTCTGTCTAAGTAATACTGGAGCTGCGATGTTAGTACCAATACCACCAGCAATATCCCATCCACTGAAGTTGCCGCGAGGATTATCGTTATCATAAGCAATAGCGTCATAACCTTCAGAAGCAACAGGGGCTATAGAATTTGATGCAGCATACTGCAAAGCAGCAGCAGCCTTTCCACCAGCGCCGATAGCACGTCCCCAAGGAATAGCATACATTGAGTTCTCAGCAATGTCACCTACATAATCCTTAGCAGAAGGATCTTCACCTCTAGCAATAGCTTCTTGCTGACGGCGTCCAAAGACAGAAAGTAATGTACCACCAATTTCACCCTTGATGTTCTCCTTCAAGGATTGGTTAGGATCCCAACGACCGTGAGCAATATCTTCTCTGTTGCTGCGAATAACTTCAGCCTGCATTTCCTTCTGCAAGTCTTGCCAGTTCAAACCATTCTTATCAGCGATGAACTGAATCTTCGATAGAGGAATGTCGTTGAACTTCTCTTTCCAATCTTTGCCAAATGATTTCTCAAAGTTTACTACGCCAGTTCCGGGCTCACCCATAACGATTTCTGCAACCTGAGGCATAGCTGAGAACTCGTCGTTCGTGAATGAACGCGATGTTAACTCTCTGTTTGCCCAAAGAACATTACGAATGTCACGGTCATTATCTAGCTCATATATCTTCTGAGCCATGCCATCAAGTAAAGCACTCTTATACTCGCTCGGCTTAGAATGCTTCTTTATGAGAGCGAGTTCTTCAAGTATCTTCTGTTTAATCTTTGATGCCATGTTGACTCCTATTTCTTATAGCCAGTAATAGATCCATTAGCGTAGTTATACTCAGGATGTTCTTTCTCATAGTTGATACGGTCTAGAATACCAAGCTTATTATAATCGCTCTTAGCTGTTGCCAACTTTGCCTTTCTGCGAGCGTCAATTTCTTCCTTAGTCTCGCCACGAGCTTTGATCTTTCTAGCATGTTCTGCTCGTTCACCCTGGTCAACGATCTTCTCGTTCTCTTCAAGTGCCCTAGCCTTAGCTTCATTAGTCCATTCAGGATCGTCAATAGCAGCTTTAGTAATCTTTCCTTGCTGTTCCTGTGTTGGACCTTCAGCAGGTACTTCCTGTAGCAATTCAGTTCCAACTTCAGGATATCCCAGCTTGCTGCCCCAATAGTTCATATTAGTTGCTGCTTTAACGAATGCAGCCTTCTTTAGTTTGTTAGGTTTATCAGCACTGTATTCAGAAGCAGCATAATCGTAATCAGCAGATGCCAACTGATAGTTCTTCTGCCATTCATCACGACGATCCTGTTCTTCCTTAACTTTCTGAGCTGCCATCAATGCTTTATTTGCTTCCATCTGCTGATGTGCCTGAATAGTAGAAGCAAACGAATCCAAACCACCACGGTCACCAGAGAGAATGTAATCAATCATGCCAGCACGATAGCGAGGATCATTTGCATATCTTGATTCATACAGCTCAGCGCCATACTGGTGTGCAGCACGGTCTTTAGCTATCTTTGCTTTAAGCTCATCAATGCGAGCGTTAAGCACTGCCATTCTTTCATCCATTATCTGCCTCCATAAAGTCCGTTCATTGCTTGAATATACTGGAAGTATTCTGCTTGAGTTGCGTATGGATTTCCCGGAATAGCGTAAGGATTTCCGTTGCCCATAACACCAGTATAGTTAGGAACGTTCGGACGATAATCTACCATAGCAGCCTGATTTCCAACCATTCCAACTTCTTTAGAATAGTCCTTCATCATTCTTTCCTGTTCTGCCTGTTCCTGAGCAAGAAGCTCTTCACGTTCCTTCTCAAGTTTCTGCAATTCAATTTCATCTTCAGACATTCCACCATTTCCGCCATACATGCCATAAGCACGGCCAACAGCAGAACCGATGTTCTTTACTGCGCCGCCCCAGATGTCACCTTGACTGCGAATGTTATTAGCACGAATCTCGCCTCCATGTTTAGCAGAAGCTAGCATGTTCTGAATCATGCCTGAATAATTTATGTTATCACGATTATAAATTCCCATAATATCTCCTTAATAGAGCCCTGCCATCGCTGTTCCGTAAGCAGTTTGAGCGTTCAAGCGATCTTGCTGAGCCTTTAGTACGTCACTCATTCTGCTATCCTGAGTATTATAGTAGTCCTGAGCAAGGTTGCCCTGAAGACCAATCTTATACTGATTTGCTGTATTAAGAGCATTGAGACGATTCTGATTATTAGTAATAGCGTCTTGATATTGCTGGTAAGCAAATGAACGATCTTGCTGATAATCTGATAGAGCTGTGCGGTAAAGTTCATCTGATTTCTCAGAGACACCCTTAGCAATGTTTAAAGCAGCTCCCGTTCCGCGTCCAAGTCCAGCGCCTGCAGCAGAATGTTGAATCTGGGCTGCAGTATCGCCAATAATACGGCTGTAATAAGGATTGACGAAATCTTCTTTAGTCTTTCCATAATTAAATTCTCCAACGTCGGCAGCGTAATCTTCTGGATTATAGTTAGCAATAGCCTGCTTATAAGCATTAACATCTTGACGTGTACCCATAGATCCGCGGTTTCTGTAATACGAATCTATCTGGTTAATGACTTGCTTATATTCGTTATCTGTAATCTGCCCTTGCTGTCTGAGCTGATTAGCAGCTTCTTTACGAGCCTCAAGCTCTGCTTCTGCTGCTTTAGACTGGCTATATGACTGAATACCTGCACCAATGAGCGATGCACCAGCGACGATACCGGCTGCTATTAAAGGTACTGCCATGTTTAATCTCCTTTATGAAATAATTAGTTAACACCTAGTTCCATTTACTTAATACCAATACTCCGAACCCAGTCACGTTTGATGGAAGGTTGCAGTTCAGAGTTGAATCTGTTACGATAATTCTCTGTCCATTACTGAGCTGAATAAAGCCATCATATACAGACGGCAATTTGGCATCTGTATACTTGGCGCCTTTATGAAGGTTAACGAACAGTAAATTCTTTATTACAGTAAATGCTGCATTCTTATCGCCAAGTTGACCCCACTGCCCTTTAATGCCTTCAATATTCTTATTGGATTCGTCGTAGCGAATAATCTTTACATCAACCTTTGCCATTTCGTCTCCTTAGAATATAGAAGTTGGACTCCATTTAATCTGAAGATTCTCAATAGCAAACGGAATAGGTTCAGTGGTTGAAACTTCCAATGTAAAGTAACGACCCATACCGCAGCCGTCTACCACGGTATCATATTCATATTGACCGATCTTACCGAGGTAAGCGTCTTCATAGTCAGAGAACGTAGCGCCATCCCAAGAATATCTAAATGATACACGAGGATTGAGTTCAATGTTATCATAATGATCATCGAATGATAACTGACCGTTATTGCATATCAAGCGAAGCATGTCAATATAGAATGGACAGTCTGTGTTAGTTAATACTCCACCTCTGCGCATCTTAAGCATTACTCTTCCATCATGTTCTGTATACTTATTCTCGTCCATGTAGCAAAGAGCATTCTTAGTACCTACATACTGTTTGCCGTATGCAAATGTAACGTGGTTATATCTCCAGAATGTCAAATGGTTCTTGTCATCGTATGAAGCACGGTAATGCCATGCATTCTCCGTGATGTCATAGACAAAGGTCTTCTTGCTGTCTTCAAAGGTAATAGAATAGAAGACGTGCTGGTGTTCTTGCCAGATTGAACTATAAGCATTATCTGGGTTGACGATTTGAGTAATCTCACGTTCAATGTCCTGAGTAGAAATACGCTTGATTTCAGTATCAGATATCATGAAGATACCATTATCACCAATATCAGAAGAACCTAACCAAAGCACAGTATTACCAAGCATAGCAAGTGAGTTAGGCGCTTTGATACCAATGTTACCTGCTGCGTTATCCGGAGAACTGAACGGATTATTCTTATCATCATTATATGAGAATACCTGCCAAGAACGTTCACCGAATGTATAAAGCTTAGAACCGTTAGAGCAAAGAGCAATGGTATTATCTGGACACCATTCAGAATATGTTATGAATCCATACTTGGCGTATTCAACAGTGTCAACCCTGAAGATATCGTATTTCTCAGGAGTATCATCTGCAGTACCGTCTATGAAATCTTTATATGCAGTATAGTAACCATCCTGAATGTCACCATTCTTATATGCAAGCTGTTCGTCTGTGGTCAATGTAGTCCACCAGATAACGAACTGCTCACGGCGAACATAGAAGTTACCATCCTGTGTATCTTCAATTTCAAACGGATACTGATATGAACAGTAGAATGCATCGGTACCAGCGTCGTTTACGATTAGATAACCATAAAGGTATGCAACGTGTGTAGGGTTGATTAAGATGTCTGTATTTACTCGGCAAGGCAACTTGATAGAACGAAAGTCCACCTGTTGGTCACCAATAGAAAGGCCGGTATTAACTGCATATACATTAACGCCATCAACGATAATCAAGTGCGGGTGAGCAGAACCGTAACCACCCGTTTCACACATGTGGCATTCAGATCCCGAGCTGTTGATAGATCCAATTTCGTTGAATGTATGGTCTTCGTTTATAAGATAAAGCTTATGGTCATAGACAGCGTAAAGAACAGGACGGTTATCATATCCTCTAGATACGCGATACATACCGCGACAGACGCCAGGAATGTCTGCGGCCTTTACTTCGCCTTGAACTGTTCTCATAGCAAGTTCACATGAATGTTCTTGAATGTTCTGTCGTTCAAGAAACATATTCAATGACTCACCAAGTCCGATCTTTGCGACATTAGACTTGGTGATAGAACCTGCGATATTCTGTATAAGTTTAACTTGAGATGCCATGTTAACTCCTTATTAAAGCCAAGAACCAGATTCTAGCTCTGCCTGAGTCATCGTGTGTCCGTATGTAAAGTAATCATCTCTCTGTATAATTCTGTCTGCTGCCTTTGGTGTTCTAACGTTATCAACCAATACTCGAACTTCATTCTCCAAACGAGTCATTTGAGCGTCGTCTAAGCGAGGATACTGCAATGCAAGTTTATGAGCAACAGCTACGATAAGCAATTCAACGTAGTTATCTGGAATGTAAAGTTCATCATCAAGGTCAAACTGCAAGCCTCTGTTATAATGAATCTTCAACTTATAGTTATACATTCTAGCAACGTAAGGCTTAATCTCAATTACCCACTCACTTTCTGCTTTCTGGGTAACAGTATATACTCTAGCGTTAGATCCATATCGGTCGAAATCTGCTGGAGCGACGTACTCAAGCTTTCCGTGAAGCAATTTGCTGTCAGATTCTACATAGACAGCATTTATCTTAGCACAGTCCTTCAAAGGTACATCAACCATAGACGGATCTTCAACTGTAACTTCTTCGTCATGAATATGAATAAACTGACCGTTTGGTACTCTTACATAATCCTGAGTCCAAGCAAGAAGGTTATCGTTATTATACTTTGCTATGATACCCTGAAGCAACTTAAAGCCAGATTCAAGCTTGCCACCATCAAGTGCCTGCTTTCTTGGACAGAGATTTACTCTGATAGCAGCTTCGTTAATAATTTCTCTAGGTGAGATCATGCTTTCTCCTTTAATTTACCTTTCTCGAAATAATTAGATAACGCCGCGCATCCTTGGGCATTTACAGCGTCATACTCTTCGCGAGTCATAATATCCTTATAAAGCGTGTTATACATACGGTCTGTATTGCAGATTAGTGGTCTATTCTCATAGATATCGCACTTATTGTCTTCTGTTAGATGTATACAGCAAAGATCCCCTCTATCAAGAGAAGGATCCAACTTTCCAATTACTCTGCAGCAATAGGCTTGGCAATTTCCGCATTTAATGGGCATTTACTTTCTCCATGTGTTCGAGAATTGGGATAAGTTTCTCAATTCTATCTCTCCACTGAGACGGGTTAGATTTAGAGAACAGCCAGTGAACCATCTTATGAGTATAGTGATTTAGGAATACGAAGTCTTCTTCCTTAGACAGATCTGTATACTTCGTTTCATCAAGATTCATATGATGCAAGTTAGCCATTCTCGTTAACTTCTGTCCAGTTACAGGATCTGTCTTCTGTTTATCTCTCATGTATTGACGAAATTCCTTCCATTCTTTAGAGGCACGGAATTTCTTCTTCATGTCTTGATGGTTCTTTCTCATTTATTCTCCCATGTTGAAATAAGCTAGATACTTATCTGCAATGTCACCAGCTTTCCTATCATCATAGATAGAAGTTGATGCGTGATTCATTGCATATACAGCAAGGGCAACTGCGTCGCATAAGTCAGGAGAGTGGCCAAGGATCTTCTTAACTTCTTCCTTAGGAAGTAACTGTTGCTGTCCTCTAGAATTGATAGCAACGCCTTGAGCAAGCATTTCTTCCTTTACTTTATCATTAACCCAGAATCCATTACGGACAGCGTGAGCAAGTTCAAGATACATTTCTGTTCTTGCGTTTGGATAAAGGTCAGGATTGAATGCCTTCTGTGCGAAATTGATGCCCGTAATATCTATTCCTTTATTTCTAGCTACGTCAAGTACTCCAGTAGAATATCCACCAGTGCCATCAGCAAATGCTTTATTGAACTTATAGGTGTCTTTATAATGAGAAATGATATTGACTTTCTCGAATGTATTTCCTTGCTGCATTTCTTTATAGTCTACCATTCCGTATTGGTCAACTATAACGAATTCATCAAAGTCTGCACCAAGACCAGACGCGTCATATCCAAGATAGTAAGATTTGACTTCGCCTTTCTGTTTGACAGACGGGAACTGATTACGGAAGATAATCTGTGAGGCAACGTCTGTATCAAAGATCTCGCCTAGACACTGTTGACGATAAAGATTAGTTCCTTCGCCATAACGTTCTCTAAGTTCATTCTTAAATTCTTCAGAAGTAAATGGATTATCAAAGGCAGTAGCGTGAATTACCTTATCAGGATATTTCTTACAGATAGCAGAGAACCAGTTCTGCACTCTACCTAATGTAGAAGGTGAAGAAATAAGACGGACTTTAGAAGGAAACTTGGAACCTCTCATACGGTCACGTGCGTTGTTGTAGATTTCTTCTGTGCAGTATGCAGATTCGTCAATAGCAAGAATTGAGATTTCAGAAAGACCCAAGATAGCGTCAGGATTCTCAGCAGAGAATGCATAAAGAATTGAACCGTTTGGGAATGAAATTTCAATGTTACCTTTATTATGAGCAGGAACACCCATCTCCTGACAGCGTTTCATTATCTCTCTGATAAGTACCATAGTCAAAGCACGGTAATTCTGAGCTATAATGATTCCTCTAACACCAGGATTCTTAAGACACTGTAGCACTAACCAGATGGAAAGCGCGTAAGACTTTCCAGCTGAAATGCCAGTACATGCTATACGAAGGTCTGCATCAAACTCATCAATAGCAAATTTCTTCTGCCAAGGCGAAATTCCGTAATTTATCATTCAACGACCGTAAATGTAACATTCGTTCCTTCATTAGTCTTTACATTAACTTCTTTCTTAGCTACGTTATCAGACCAATGTTCTTTATCTCTCTTCTGAAGAACAGATAACAGTGTTTGAGCCGACTTGGCCGCACGCTCCTTGAGGAGAGCCTTAGTCAACTCATTCCTTACGAGTGCAGTAGTATCATTAAATAGTTCTGTCCAGACTGCCTCATCGTATGGAACGATTACTGTCCCAACGGGCGCGTTCAGTCTGCAAAGTCTATACCATTCTTCAGGACTGTTAGATGAGATAATGCCAAGACAGATTTCTCTTAGACGCTTTACATTGCGTTTAAGTTGAGCGCCATTCTGGGTAACGATCTTCTCGTCAATCCAGAGTTCCACGCCATTCTTCAATTCATCTTTAACCCAGTCCGTAAGATTCATTATTCCACTCCAGTCTTAAATTTCTCAATCTTAGTAATGATATCAGTGTCCTTTAGAAGCCTCTGAAGATGCCAGAGACATTCCCCTAGTAACACCTTGATTTCAGTCAAATCGTCGTGTAGACTGCCCTTCTCAGGGCTCTGTTTATCCTCTACATTAGTTTCTTTCTTCTTAGCCATTTCAAACCTCTTTATTGAATAACTAGTGTTTGCGTTCCCAAGGCTTATATGAAGCAGCGTATGCAAATGTCTTTGGATATACTTCGTTATTCGGGTTATTGGCAGAAACTGGAATGAGAGGGTCAGCA